CCTGACGCACCTTACAAAGTTGAAACACCACAAACCACAGTAGGTACAGTACCAATGAGCACACAGTATGCTGAATCAGCAACAGCGCCCAAGAAAAAACCAGCTGCCAAACGGCCTGCTGGTGAAAAGAAACCTGCTGTTCGAGCTAAAACTGCTAGAACTAAGAAACAAGCATCCTAATCAATCCAATGGCATCGATGGTTGTAAGCAGTATGTAATTAGCCAGCATGCCAAAGGAACCCCGACTAAGAGCACACCCAGCATAGATAGCACACCCCAATATCCAAACGGGGTAAAGAGCCAGTAGAGGTGGTGTTGGAACGGTGAATGCCATAACGAGAGAGCAACCAATAGACAGAGCCCAAGCAAGGACCTCAAGACAAAAACGTATTCTATTACTCGAGTAATCTTCATGTATCCACTTCCAAGTTGTTGAAAATATATCAATCATACTGTTTTTACAAATTTAACAAAACCATCACGAGCCAGGTTCTTGCCCTTGGCTTCGCATTGAATATCAAATTGATCTGAAAAGCCAGCGGCCCATTCGTTCACAGCCGAGTTCCAATAGAAGTCGGAATGTGCCCGGAGTTGCTGTTTTTTATGACCTCGTGCAAGAAGTCCAGCAAGATCTGGGCGAACTCGGGGATCATGATCAACAAGAATATCTTCGCGACTAACACTGTAATGCATAGCAGGGCGAACGTCACGCCAAGACTCAACCACACGCTGAACACGATCATCTTGGGGATCGATGTATTCTCCTGTTTTGACCCAATGGTGATGAATGTCCAGCACAAGAGCCACGTTATCAGCCACAAGCAAAGTAAGGTCCAAACCATTTGATATCTCGTCGTTTTCGATAGTTATGAGATTGCGTGCCTCGGGGCTAAGTTTGCCCAGGCTACGCAAGAATTTTTCAGGCCCACCCTTGCCCGACAGGTGAACATTGATCTTGAAGCCATGATCATGCCAGGTGGCGCCATAGCCCATCCAGCGGGCCATGTCTGCATGATATTCAAACTCTTGGATGCTACGTTCCACGATGCCGTCGTTCTCTGATGCTAACACACAGAACTGTCCAGGATGGAATGAAAGTCTTACTCCCAACTCTCGGGCACGGGCACCCACAGGAGCAAAGATCTTTTCTAGGTGTCGTTGGATGTCTGCTTGTTGCCACCAGTCAATCCAGTTGGGTTCTGTGTAGCCTTGTAGCATTTCAGACCCCAGTCGAACCATGCGTAGATGATGAGGTAGACTGCCCACACGTTCTACCATGTTGAGAGCGGCCTGTGCATTGTGATTCATGATGTCCCACTGGCGCTGTTCTGCTTGGTCTGCATGCTCACGCAACCAACGCATGGTAGTGCTCCGCCCATTGAGTTCACGATTCTTGGCATTGACTTTCATGCCAGCAGTTTCACTGGGATCGTCTAACCATTTACAACAAAAACCAATTCGAGCAGTCATGAAAGCCTAGAAGAGTTATCAATTAAGTAATTGTAACACGGCTTCAAATTTATCGCAAGTGAGATTGGGGATTTTGGTCAGGCTTGCATCCAAATCATTGGCATGATCAATCAAGACAAATTGGGTTTGAGGATAGGTATTTAGGGTGGCCCGAAAAGCATTAAGGTAATTGGTTTTCTTATGCTTTTGGAACTTGTCTGTTTCGGTAATCTTGCTGACATCGTAACCAAAAAGCAAAACCAAATCTGCGGAGTCAGCCACGAGATGCATGGACACGATCTCTTCAGGGTGGTCGAACTCTCCTGGAAAATCTCCATCATATAGATTTACCTTGGAAGGTCTGTTCAACGCACCATAGTTCTTGTTGGGTATGTAGAGATTGCACACAGCATGGAACGCTCTTTTTATCAATTCGTCGGCCTTGGAAAAATCGTGGCACAGAACATTGTCTGTCTGCCAGGCACGCCATGTGCGCCAAGATCCCCAGAGAGCCCCTATGTCTTTGAGTTGCCCAGGCTCGATATGAGTTGCCGAGAACTCGTCGGCCAGCACACACACTATCCTCACTGTGACATCCTCACAGTTTGCCAACGGAATGCACCAAGACATACCCATGCAAAGATACCATCACTGGCATTGGTATTAAACACTATGTCACCCTTGGTGCCACTGTAACCGGGCACTTCAGTGCTCCATGACAAGCGATTACGTGCTATCCGCAGTTGTTGCACAGTGACCATGCCATCACTGTCTACTTCTATGTGATTCTGGCGATTGACACCGATCACCAAATTTTGTTTTCGATTGCTGCCAATGAAACTGGTGTTCTTGCTGTATTTGCCCAGAGCGAGATTGGTTTCTTCGTCCCATACGCTGAGTGCGCTGTCAGGTTCTTGTGTGTTGACGCCAACGCGATTTTTTTGCACAGTTAAAGTCTTGGCTAGATTTGTGGTCCCCGATACTTCGAGATTTTCCACTGTGCCTAGTTTCTTGATATTGCTATTGACCACTCCGGCACTGAGAGTGTTGCCCGTGACCAATGGGTGCCCATCCACTGTGATGTTTTCGATTTCAATGCCGGATTTGGTAGAATCAATCACTGTGGCGATCAATTCGCTGGCGAAATCCTGTTTGATGCGGTCATAGGTAACATTGCCCACATGGCGGCTGAGATCCTGCCAGGTTTGGTTGTCAGTGTTGATGCGACCTTGTATGCCCAGGTCACCTTGGACCAAGACATCTCCGTTGATCTTCACGTTATGTTCCACTGTGAGATCGTGTGTGACAGTTTCGTGCTCGATGACCACCACTCCGTCCATGACTGTGAGTTGGGTGGAGCCGGATTGATCAACTATGCCCGCAGTGCGGAAATCTCTCTTGATAGCAGTGATCAACTGGTCTTTGTTTTCCATTATGGCCTGAGAAATCTTGGCATTTAGATCTATATCTCTCAAGAGATTGCGTAGGCGATCTTCTGTGCGCTGTGCTATCAGCGTTTCAATTTTGGTAACCCATTGCGGATCCACAGACAGATTGTTGATGGTATTTTCAACAAAACGTTCTACGGCTAGATCCACTGTCTGGCGGATCTTGTCCTGATCAACATAGGAATTCAAATCAGGAACAAATCCGCTGGCAAACATTTCGCCTACTTTGTGTTCCACAGTGGTCACGAGATCAGGCAAGGTTCCGATATTGCTGAATCTAGCCGTGATACGATCCTGCACGAACCCAATGATCTGCTGTTCGAGATCCTGGAGCCATTCGGGTTGACTCACTGCCTGTTGCACCTGCAGTCGTGCTTCGTTGCGTATTTCTTGTTCGACTATGTGTGCCAGTTGTTGTGCGTCAAGCATGCTCTCTCCATAGGTCCAGCGTCACGCAATGGAAACCACCGCCCAAGGTGCGACTGTGACTCAATCGGTGTCCTATCACTGTGATACCGTGTTTTTCTAACTCTCTTTGTAGCACCCGTTGATCACTGTCCATGATCACTGTGTTAGGATCTACCACGAGCATATTTAAGGCTATCCATTTAGAAGCATAGGGGTATTGATAAAATCCCTGTTCTTTGACATAGTCAACGTAGAGCACTTCCCAATCTTTCAAGGCCCTAGGCAGATTTTCTGGTGTGACTCGTGCGGCATTGACAATGACCAATCCTTCTCTGATCGGGACTATGGTAGAATCTATATGCACGCCAGAATAAAAATTGCAAAGTTCTATCGTGATATGTGGAAATTGTTCGCACAGCCATTCATAGGCTTTACGATTGCCCGATGCACTTTCTAGATATAGCCAAGTATCGCCAAGTCTGCACACATTGGCTGCGTCCAATATCATGCCTTCGTTGCGCGGCATGTGCAGATATCTTTCACAAGAATCAACTACATCATGATAGGCCGCCAATTCCATGTCTCTGCAAGGATACATCATGGCAGGATCCACTATGGTTTCGCCGGCTACCAATAATCTATCTCTGGGGCAATAGTTATACATCCCTCCCAAGGCAACAAAATCTATTTCTTGTGGACGGTATACTTCTACACCTAGCCCAGTGAGTTTGTGTGCGAGATCATCCAGTTCAGATTCTGCTTCATCCACTATCCATTGTGGCACAGGACCTGATGGAACTGGTGTTTCTTTCCACAAGGTCTTTTCACTTTCCAGGGCAAACACAGGATCTTGGCTAGGCCAATTGGCATGCTTGGCAGATCCTATCACTATGGATCGCAAAGGATCCCATTCATTGTAGCTAGATATTTTCACAGATGTCCTGTTATTTGTAGAGTGTAACGATCTTCAAGACCGATGTTGGCTGCCATGTGCGGCACATCATAAATCCATTCTGCCACTGTGCCTGCATGCCATTTGACCACAGGATCGCCCTGCACTTCTAGATAGTGTCCCGACTGCCAATCTTCCAACATCACCAATGCCCGGCGTATGTTGTATTCTTGACCTTCCAGTCCAAACAATTTTACATACTTTACATAACGATCTTGATGCACTGGCATCACTGTTCCGGAAGTCATTCTATAGTAAGATGTTCCAATATCTTTCCACCCCATGGCAGAAAAATAGTCTACGAAAAGATGATTCCAACTGGGTTGACGTCCTTTCATGTCTGCCATGGATCCACATATTTTGGGTTGATATCCTTGGGCCATCCATCGTCTCACATCTTCTGAATCGTTGAACGGCTCTTGGATGTAATCTAGATGCTTGAATTCATCATCCCAAAAAACATCCAAACTGTAAATTTTATAATCCAGTCCGGCCATCTCGTGTGTTGCCATAATGGATCACATTATATTGTGGTGTAGAAGGCATTTTCCGCCAAGGATCAACAATGACAGAACCATAGGCTATGGGAGAATAGAACGTGTCATCTCTCACATCACCAGTGTATCCATAGGTGATTTGTCGATTGTGTGCCAGCAACAATACACAAGGACCAGTGATCGATTGGACTACATCGTCGCTGTCATCTGCCAAGGGATCTAAGTATTTCACAGAATAACCGGCCTCCTTGATATAGAATCCTATCAACGTGGAGTAGCTACCGATACAGTAGGCAACATCAGGCTTGTATGCCTTGCCATGTATGACTATAGGCAAATTCTTTTCTTTGGCTTGGTCTACTAAAAAGTGTGCTAGATTTTTTGCTTGTATTTCTCGAGCATGCATGATGGTGTCAAACAAGTCATAGCCAATGTCATACTCTTCGGCCAACCAACGCAAGGCGATGTTGTCTCGAGGATGGCAAGCACCTGCATCGCCCATGCCCGCGGTCATGTATTTGGGTCCCATGATACGCATGGTTGATTGGGCAAGGGCATCGGTCACAACATCCACATTGATGTTGCCAATCTTCAGCGCAAAATCCTGTATCATGTTCACCAGTCCAACCTTGGCAGAAATGAATGTGTTGTAGAAAATCTTGATGGCTTCGCACTCGTCCCAGGTACCTGTGACATAACGGGGATTGTTTTTCATCAACGGGCGATATAGATCGATTAGATCACGCATCTCAGATGCATCACCAGTTTCTGTCCCGATCATGACCATTTCGGGATTGGCCATATCCCATTTGACCGAGCCCATGGCTATGAGGTAAGGATTATAAAGGAACTGATGCTGTGGACCCAACAAGTTGGCAAAATGTCTGCGTGTGGTTCCCGGCAACACTGTAGAGATCAATACCACACGCTTGGGTGTGTCAGCATGTTCATTGATCTGACTAATAGCGTCTTTCACCGCATCATGCCCAAAGTCTCGAGGCTCCATGTGCGAGCTGGGCACTGATCCATCATAGCCCTCGGCGTGTGGAGTTGGCACAGCGATAAAGATCCAGTCGCTTTTTTTGACCACTTCGTCAATGCCACAAACTTCAACGGTATCACTATACCTCGGATATATATCATACCCTCGGACTGTGTAACGTTCAGCAAATACCTCTGCACAGTCTAGACCCAGTTTTCCTAGACCAATAAAACCTATATTCATTGTTTCCTCCATTAAATGACAGTGCCTGCTCATAATTTATACGATTTTATACATCAGGTCACAGAAAAACGTTTCTGGTTGTTGTATTTTTACCAATGGGGTAATAAAGATCTCAAGAACGTTTTGGACTACCAAAAGGACTATGAACACACAAAAGGACCCAATGGCATAGATAATCTGCTGGGAGAAACCTTCTTAGATCCAGATCAGATAGGACTAAGCAGATTTTCATTGGCTAGGAATTTCCAACCGGTATTGTTTTGTCATGATCAAGAACCACTGAATTATGAACTGTATCAAGATGGACAGCCGTTGTTACACAAAACCGAAGAGTTCAATCGACAGGATTATAACTTTCCTGTGCAGGATCAAAATCTCAGAAACACCATAGTATGGTCTTGGCAAAAACAATGGATCCTATTGCATTCTGAAATCAATTCCCCTCAACTGCAAAAATATGAATCCACTGGTCGTTATTGCGGCGCTTACTGGTGGAGCCATGCGTTGATTGCCCGTGATTGGTATAGATTTGCCCAACATGATCAAAGTCTCGAGAGAAAAAAGATCAAAAAAATATTTTTGATATATTGCAGAGATCAGACTGGTACCAGACAATATCGCCAACAGGTCATGGATCATCTAAAACACAATGGACAATGTGATTTTGCAAATCCTACAACAGCAGATGCCATGGCCAGCGCCTATTATAACAGTGAAGATTTTTGCAAGACTGGTATAAGCCTGATCTTGGAAACTCTGTTTGAAGATCCAAGGATACACTTGACTGAGAAAACACTCAGGCCCATAGCCTGCGGACATCCATTTATCTTGGCTGCCGGACCCGGCGCCCTGGCAGTGTTAAAATACTATGGATTTGAGACTTTTAGCCCTTGGATTGATGAGTCATACGATCATGAGTCCGATCATTCCACCCGCCTTGATCTCATACTCAAAGAGGTTGACAGGTTGTCTTCAATGGCTCCCGAACAACTCAATGAAATACTTGCTCATTGCTGGGCCGTGGCCCAGAGAAATAAACAACGGTTCTTTTCGGATAATTTCCTGAAATTCATAAAAGATGAACTTTACCATAACGTCATGCAAGCATATGGAAGGACCCAGAACAAATTGGATCCTTCATACTGGTGGTATGTGCGTCAATGGCGAAAGCAACACTTGCCTCAGAGTCCGCGATCTAACAAATACACCTTGCACCTGGTCAGACATCTACGACTCAACCAAGGGTCACTTGAACAATATCAGCGCCATGATCACAGCCTGGATGATGAATCCGGCACCAATTGTGACAATGTTTAACGTATCCTTGAGCACCACTGCTCGTCCAAACAACAGCACCAGACCAGCCCACATAAACAGCACCACGTCTACAGAAGGAGTGCGATCACTGAGTCCCGTGAGTATGGCCAGCAATGTGGGTATGGTGGCCGAGTGGATCAGGATCACTGCCAGCCATCCCAGTGTTTCGGCTGAGACCGTGTGTAACTGATTGGCGAGATATTGGCTGAATCCTGCTCGGACATTTCCTATGAATTGGAAAAACTTGCTCATGCGCCCTTCTCCTTCTTCTTGTAGAATCTGTGTGCTCCAAACTTGCCCACGTATTGCATGTTGGGCCAACCCGGATTTACATAGTCAGCATGGAAATACAGGGCCTCCTTGAGGCTGGGCAGTCGGAATCCCTCTAATAGGACCTTCTTGGCCACTTCCATGCTCTCATCCCATAGTGCAGGGTGTATGGGTCGGACCTTGTGATGTGGTTCACAGTACCAAGAGAATTGGCATACGACCTTTTCGTATACCACGTTCTTTTGATAAACCACTCCACAGACGTCCTTGCCAAAACGACCGTCTTCTACGCGATTGATAGTGACTTGGGCCACACCCACTTTGCCTTCAAAAGGCTCAGAGGCGGCTTCCCAATAGATATTGCGGGCCAAGCATTCTAGTTGCTTGGAGCGATCCGCTGTGGACACGAAGCCTTGGCGCCATGAGGCCGCTTCGTTGTCAGATGCAAGAGCATCCAGACGCAAATTGGTGACTGTGATCAAGATCGATGCTACGATCATTAGGCCGATCACACGGGGCAGACTTACAAAAAGTTTGGCCATGTCAACTTGGTGCGTTCTTGACTTTGATGTTGTCTCTGTCATAACTTCCTCCTTGTTTACAGGTTTCGAACCGTAGTAATATGTAAATCCAATATTACCACAGATATCGGCGTATATTACAAAATGGGCTATATTTAACCAACCGGCCCTGAATTTGTCTCATACAAGGTTTATTTTATGGTATTTTTTGGTGGTTGTCAAAAAAAGTTTCTTCAGAATCAAAATCGCTGAGATTTTGGAAGAAAATTCCCATTTACGATGTCAGAGGATTCACCCACGCCCAAGATACAACCGGTGACGCGACCATACTGCACCAGAGTCCAGGCTCCGGTGGTTTCATTGAGAAAAAGACTGAATTGGCTGGTGTCTTGACTACTTTTTCCGATCCACAGTGGAAACTCTCGATACTTGTCTTTCATCAAAGTTTCCACTATCTCCCGGAATGGGCCGCAGGTCACTGGTTTGTCCCGCTCGGTCCACTCGCTCGCCATCGCTGAGATCGGTAGGATGGCGAGGATGAGGGCGATGATTTTTTTCATATCTGTGAGGGCTGTGTTTGAACCAGCTCATCAGATCTCAGGGTGTGGATCCTGTGCTGGTCCCATCTTGCCCGAGGATGCTACAAATGGTGCAGGTGCTCCAAAACTGGGTGCTGTAGGTGCGGCACCGGGTGCGCCGAATCCGCCCATGGGCTTGTTAAAACTCATTGATGCTCCGCCAAAACTGGCAGATGCACTCAGGCCTCCCATGCCACTGGTGCCGCTGTTGCTGGGATTACCACTCACAGGAGTAGATCTCGTGGCCGCTTCCAGGGCTTTCATCTTGGCTTCTTTATCGTCTTTGCCGGCCAACATGATGCCCGACAGCGTACCGGTAAGGAACGTAGCAATGGGTATGATCAGTTCAAAAAACTTCTGATCTATGGGGCTCATAGCGTTGAGTGGCTGGGTGACGAATATGATTGAATACAGCACCACAAACACTATGCCTGTCAGTGTCAGCGCCAAGCAAACACCTATGAAAAAACGCAGGCGGGCCATGAGCTGATCTTCGGTGTAGATAAATGGATCTTCTTGATCTTTTTCTTTGAAAAATTTAAAAATCATTTGCAATTCGCTCCTAGAGTTGTTTGGGGTGCCGATGCAGTCGTAGTTCCAGCACTGGGCGGGCCTAGACGTGGATCGCGGCCACCTTTGAATATGTGATCTGGGCAGGTCCTTGTGACATCACAAGCGGGTAACTTACACATGTCTTTGTCCCAGTTGGCAGGATCTTGGCAGGGATAGCGGAATCTATCACCGCCAAATATGGCCAGCATCAAGGGCATGAAAATCAGCAAGGCCAACCATTTGAACAGTTTACGATCGTTCATTCGAGCTCCTAGTTTATTGTTTGCTGTATTTAACAAAAAACCCGCCGAAGCGGGTCGAGCGCTTATTTGCCTGCCAAGGGATTATCTAGGGCTTTTTTGATCTTGTCGTCTACTTCTCGTCGCAGTTCGCGCACATCTTTTTCAGTTTCGCGCTGGCTTTGTTTGCTACTGCGCTCTACTTGTTCTACCACATTTTCTAGCCTGCGGATATCTTGCTTGAGATCGTTCTTGATGTCTTGCGTATACTGTGTGCCTTTTTCTGAACTCTGTTGCACCAGTTCCAGTTTCTTGTAAATTTCTGTTAGATCTGGCGTGACATACTCAGCGATCTTTTTCTTCATGCTCTGGTAGTCTTTGTATACTTCAAAAGCTCCATACAATCCGCCCAACACAGACGATACTATGGTGGCAGCCACCATGAGTTTAGCTGGCGTAAACTCATAACCTCCAATGGAGATCACTGTGTCTTTGCTGGCGTATTTTTTCACCGCCGCATCCATGTCATCGATCTTTTTGTTTACGTCTTTGATTTCTTCTCCCATTTCCTTCTCCTTTTATTGCACGCCTCGTTGGCGTTGTAATTTTTTAGCGACTTGATCAGACCTCTGTTCATTGAGATCTATTCTGTATCGTGCCTTGTTTTATTGCTATGCTCTGATGCTCCAACCAGATGCCCAACAAACCCACTAGCACTGCTACCACGGCAAATAATTTGGCCACGATCATACCTTATATAGTTTGAAAAAATATGTGAGCAAAGCAGCCACGCCCACGCAGTACCAGAACAGATCCTGCACCCGATGGCGATCTCTGTCAATAAACTTCATGTCTTGTGCATTCTGCGTCTGTATCTCCGTCTTGATCTTCTGCACTTGATTCCAAGCATCCTTGCCATGCTTCGCAGTCAAATCTGTTTTTAATTTTTTTACTAACTCTTCTCGTTGTAGTTCTTCTTCAAATTTACGTATGGCTGTGAGTTCTGCATTGATCAAGAGTTGTTCTTGTTGGCGCCGTTCCTGGACTCGCTTTTTCTGTTCATTCTGAACAGTTTTCTCCATGTCGCCTTGTATTTCGCCAACAAATTTACTGGTGTCATCTCCCAGTTTCTTGGCCTGTTTCAAGGCATTCAGGCCACCGGATAAATCTTTGGGTATCTCCATGATCATCTCGCATACTGTCTGTCGACCATGTCTGCATGGCGTCGGTCCGAAGCACCAGTGAGTCCCTGCAACAATCTGCGGTTATCCACGTTCTGTTGTCCACGATAGATTTCTCTAGGTGCGTAAAATTGTGCATCTGGTAGGCGAGCCTGACCATAGGCTTCAAAGCCCGGCACAAAACTCATGGTGGCCACTACATAAGATTGATTGGCCATCTGCTCATCCAAGGTCTTGGCCGAATCGGCTTCACGTATGGCTTCGCGACCACGTGCCACAGCATTTTCCATGGCAGCACGACGCTGGCGTTCGGCCAATTGTTTGCGTCGGTCGCTAGATTCTTCTTCGCGTTTCTTTTCTTCTTTCAGTGCGAGTTCACGCTCGGCCGCAGTGGCTTCTCGACCTTTTTTCTGCTGTTCTGACTCGGCAGAGGGTTTGGTCTGGATCTGTATGCTCAATGTGCCAGTAGGGCTGGCAGTGGTTTCAACTTTCTTGGTAACCACAGTGTTGACTTGGCTGTCAGGTACAACTGCCACGCCGGTAGATACCGAGCCGTCAGTGGCTATGGTCAAGGTAGGTTCTGTGGTAGATACAGTTCCAGTCAATGATACCGAGCTGGTGGTCGTAGATGTGGTTGTCGTGGTCGTTGATGCGGCCTGTGTGTTTTGTTGCGTGACGTAGGCTGTGTTGTAACCAGGACAGGAACGATCATACAAGGGATTGGCCGTGCATTGTTGCGTAAAATAGGCCTGTTGATAGCCCGGACATGAAGGATCATACAAGGCAGAGATGCTACATTGTTGTGTGAGAAATGCCTGGGCATATCCCGGACAAGAAGCACTGAAAAGAGGATTGGCGCTACACATCGCAGTCTGGTAGCCAGGGCAAGTGGGATCACTGATGGGATTGATCGCACACTGGTCCGCATCATACAACAGTCTCACATCAGTGTTGCGCACACGCGGACCATAAAGACCCATCCAGAAAAGACTGTCCTTGCCAGTCCAGGTAACGTCGAGACTGGTTACCTGTCCGGTAGTATAGCCGCCGCTCTGAGAAAACAATTTGCGTCCTGAATCCAGCAACCATGAGGATGCTGGTGTGATACCTTGCGGATAGTTGTAAGTATATGATTCCAAGGCCTTACCATTGTTGCCATTTAGCGAGATAGTGCTGAACAGAGTCCCTCCATACTGTCCCGGAGAATTTTGTATCTCCCAAGAATAGTCATAGCCCACCCATTTGATGCCGGTGCCGGCCAAAGCCGAGTTGATGGCAATGCTCTGTGCCACTGTGCCCATGATATAACTGAATCTAATGGTGTTGGTGTCACTGTTGTAGTAAGGACTGCCTGGCACATACACACCACCACCTTCCACAGCAGTGATACCTGCTGTGTTCAGGACCTGGGCACTAGGTATACCCCAGGCTGTGCCCGCAGGATTGATCAGATTAGATGTAGCTGTTTGTGCCCGTGCCGGCTGGTGCAACCATAGCGCAAACGTGGCCACTGACCAGAAGATCCAGAACCGCAACCAGATGTTCATTTATTTGCAACCCATTCTTTCTTTGATTGTAGGGTCGTTACCGGCGTAATCTTTACAGGCAAAATCGTCTCGGCGTGGAGATTTTTCTGCGGGCTTGCTCAAGTCAATCACGGGCGGCTTGGTAGCATAATGCCCCACGTTTTCTTTCTTGGTAGAATCTAGCACACCTCTACGTTCCCACTCAGCACGAGCATCGGCGCCAATTTTACCTTCTACTGGGCAGGGTGTGCCAGCGGCCATCATGGCAGTAAATATACGTTCATCTTGACACAGCGTGGCCACTGCGGCGACCTTCATGCCCATGTCATATAAATTCTTTGACAGTTTGATGCGTTCGCAGTTCATGTCACGCATGGTTCCCCCCATGGAGATACCCAGGATCTGAGTCTGCACAGCACCTGACGCGGCCACGGCACACACATCATTGTTGATGGTGGTCACAGCGGGTGCCACTGCCGTTGGTGGCGGACTTTTGATAGTGGTTGTAGAACTGGAATTGGTAGTCGACGTAGACCTGCTGGTGGAATCTGTGATGATTGGATCGGTCTGTGCAACTACTGCGGTCATAGATAGTGATAAAACTACGCCCGCCCAGAGTTTTTTATAGTTATAAAACATCTTTTGTCTAGCTCCTTAGGCGACATAATATTTAACGGAGCCAAGACAAAAAATAAGCGGTAGTTTTATTTGTTACTAAGAGATTGGTATATTTTTTAGCAGATTGATGCAGTCGTTGAACAGTATCTGTTGATCCAGTTCATCTGCTGACAGTTGGATGTTGTCAAGGCGTTGCAGATCTTCCATGAGTTCCTGGAATTCTGCTGAGTTGACATCACCTCGCGACAATGCATCACGATATTCCAAGGCTTTTTGCACTCGATATCCCAAGGCATTGTTTTGTCTGCAGAAATTTTCTACCACTTGTTGAATGTTCATGCTCGAGGTCTCCTTCCACTCACTGACAACATCTTGCGAGCGGCTTCGTTTATGTTTTTAATTTTGGCACTACAGAAAAATTTACTAGGTGGTCGGTCTCCACGATAGCGTTGATCAAAATCTCCCACTATTTCACTGAGATTACGATTCATCTCTTGTATCTTGGAATTGTCAGGCAAGCTGGCACTGTATGTGGTCAGCCAATCTACTTTGTGGCGTATATCTCTGCTCACTGTTCTGATTTCTTCAGTGGCACATACTGCATCTGTCTTGGTCAGTTCGATGATGTCTACCAAACGGGCTTGCTCATTATAGTCAAAATAACTAGGGAATAAAGCACAAGCCGACAGTAAAAAAGCGACACTAACGGTCGCTACTAAATTTTTCATATACGCCGTTCCAATCCGGACCTGGGTCCTTGTGTTTATACTTAGCGATTCTCTGAGAAATTTCATCATAGAAGCTGTTCAGCGTGCCGCCCCAGCGTCCGTGTAGGTGTTCTATGGCCTGTTCGCAGAAACCCCAATTCCGCTTGCGATAGTTTTCCATGAGTTTGGCATGGAGATTGATGATATTAGGCATGGTACCTATTTCTTCCAATCTCACTGCATCAGTGTCCAACACACAGAAACTGTCCAAAATCGGACCATTGGATTGTATCTGTATCTGATCCAGTTCCAACACCGTGTATTTGTCCTTCAACCCCTCTGCTGTTTCTTTGCCAAATATTATGTGCATAAAAAATCCTTTTAAATATGTATCATGCCAATAGCATTTGATTTAATTTCAGACCTCCATGTGGAAACTTGGGATCAACCATTTGATTGGGAAGGACAGGCCACTGCTACTCTTTGTGTGGTGGCCGGAGATGTGTCTCGAGACCGTGCCTTGGTCAAAGATGCTTTGGAAAAACTCAGCCAACGATATCGTGCAGTGATGTTCATAGATGGCAACGACGAGCATCGATGGACCTTGAACGATCTTGGGGACAGTTATCGCAGTCTAGTGGAAGAAATAAGCGACATACCCAATGTTACCTATCTCCAAGACAATGTAGTCATCGTTGATGGTGTAGCATTCCTGGGTACCAATGGTTGGTGGAGTTTCGATTTTGAACCTGGAGTGGACTATGATCAGACGCGGTTGTGGTTCCAAGACAGATACCAAGTTGATAGGACAGTTTCGGATGCCATAGAATCCATGAGCATGCAGGATTTCGCTTATCTGGCCAGATCAGTGCGTAGATTGCAGACGCATCAAGACGTGAAAAAAATAGTGTTGATCACCCATACTCCACCGCGTTTGGATCTCATACATCATGACATCGAGATAGCCGACAGCTATAGGATCAACTGTTCAGGCAACAGTTATATGACGCAGGTATTGGGCGAGGACACCGAGAGCAAGATCTCTACTTGGTGTTTTGGACACTACCACGGCGATGTTGATACCACCATACAAGGCATCAGATATGTCAACAACTGTAGAGGAAGAGGCAACACACCTTGGTGCAAGCCTGTGTATTACCCTCGTAGGATTGAAATAAGTCTCTAGGCCGAATCTGGCTCTAGTTTGACCTGTAAAGGATACCCGGCACCACGTGCCATCACAGTGACTTCGATGCCTTTTTGTTCGGCTATCTCATAGGGCAACACGGCCACCACTGCAGATCCTGCTTCATGGATGTCGAAAGTGATTTTTTCTGCTGTTGAGGGGCTGTAATCAAAATGTTCTACCAGGCTTTCAATCACGAATTCCATGGCAGTTTTATTGTCATTGATGTAGATAACTTTGAACATGGGAGGTTCTTTGAGCACCTCTCTGGGCCTGACGGTTGTTTTAGTTTTGGGTTGTGTAGCAGTTTCTGACATGTCGTTCCCTTTGTCCTCAGTAGAGGGCGGGTGCCCTCCACTGTATTTACGCTATTATATTATTTTGCGTATGAGATTGCAATACGCTTTGGCTTCATTTCTTCGGGCACGATGCGCTGTAGATGCACGTTCAAGATGCCGTCTTTCATCACAGCATCGCGAACCTCTACATAATCAGCCAGTTGGAATGTGCGCAGGAACTTGCGAGCCGAGATACCGCGATGTAGATAGTTCAATTCTGAGTCATCGGTGTTCTTTTCACCGGTGATCACCAACTGTCCTTCATGGAAATCTACATTCACTTCACCTTCGGCAAACCCAGCCACTGCCACCTGGATTTCATAGGTGTCTTCTCCTGTTTTCAGGATGTTGTAAGGCGGGTAGTTCTGGCTTTGCGCGGCATGGTCAAACTGATCCATGATACGGTCGAACAAGCGGTCGACGCCAATGGTATTACGATAGAAGGGGGTGAGATCAAAAGATGTGATTTTAGTCATAACATTCTCCTTTTTTAAGCAAGTTGACTATGTAGGCCCGACCATCGGCACCTACAAATATATTTATACAGGATTTTTTGAGAGTTGTCAATATCGCTCGCCGGCCACATTAACCAATTCATATTCCAACCAGCGCCGGAACTGTTCTGGTGGGTTCCATGTCATGGCCCACATGGTATAGGTTTCGTCGTGATCAAAAGCCACACGATGTTCGTATTTTATGGTTTTTTGCGTGTATCTCACACCATATTGTTCAGCCCAACTTTGCACCTGCTGTTTGATGAATTCCAGGGTGCGGTGATAGTCGCCGTGTTGTGGCAACCGGAACCGGATATACATTAGAACTTTTTGGGAGGCAGTTGCTGGCTACGTAGATATTTTTGCCAACGTTTTTTAGCGGCAGAGGCTTTGAGTTTACGGCGGGTAGTGGGTTTGACATAGGTCTCACGTTCTTTGAGTTCGAACAACAGACCTGAATTCTGTATCTTTTTTTTGAATCGGCGCAGGGCCTTTTCTACATTGCCATCCGGAACGATCACTGTTTTACCCAAACTATTCCTCCTTGTAAACGGGTTGTGGGTTATTTATTTGCTCTCGGTTAATAACTACGCGGTTTATCCCCCGATCACGATAGCGTTTGATAGCGAACATGTGTGGCATCAACACACGCTCAAGTTCGCTGTGCAAGGCGCGGGCACCAGTACCGAAATCTGCAGAACGCTGTGCTATGGTGGTCAAGGCCTCGTTCTCGAAATCAAGATCTATGCTGTCTGAAGCAAACAGGTGTTGATATTGACGTATCAATGAATTCTTGGTATCTGTGAGCACATGCACCAGATCATCCGTGGTCAGTTCATCTAGGCTGACCCAACTAGGGAAACGGCCGACGAATTCAGGTATCAGACCAAATTTTACCAGATCATCGGGCATGGTCTTTTGTAGATCCACGTCACCTGATACTTTGACTTCAGCATTGAATCCCATGGAGGACCCGAACAGTCGTTTCTTCACTATCTGGTCTAGGCCCACGAATGCGCCGCCGGCAATGAACAGTATATTGGCAGTGTCTATTTCGATCATTTCGCCACCAGGGTGTTTGCGGCCGCCACCAGCCGGAACTCGGCATACTGTGCCTTCTACCAGCTTCAACAGGGCCTGTTGCACACCTTCACCACTCACATCTCTGGTGATAGATGTTGATTCGCTTTTTCGAGCGATCTTGTCAATTTCATCAACAAATATTATACCACGACGACATTTTTCCACATCGCCACCAGCGGCAGTGAGCAATCGCTGTATGAGACTTTCTACATCATCGCCCACATATCCGGCTTCGGTTATGCTAGTGGCATCTGCGATGGCAAAAGGCACGTCGAGATAACGTGCCACGGTGCGAGCCAGCAGGGTCTTGCCCGATCCTGTGGGGCCCAGCATCAGGATATTGGCCTTGTCTAGTTCTATTTCAGGATCGCGATTCTGTATGCGTTTGTAATGATTGGCGATGGCCACTGCCAAGACAACCTTGGCACGGTCCTGCCCTATCACATACTGATCTAGATAACGTTTGAGTTCTTGAGGATCAATGTCTGTGTGATTGTGTTCTCTCGTTACCGGATCCTCTTGCAAGAGTTTTTGGCAAAGATCCACGCAATCGTTGCAGATGGCCACATCATTGGCCACTATGAGTTTTTTAACATCGTCTTTGTGTTTGTTGCAGAAACTGCAAAGTTCGTATGAAGTATCTTCTTTCATGCTGGACCGTTGAATTTGGGATCATCTCGTAGCCTAGCTTCTATTTGTTGTCTTTCGTTTTCGTTGAGCAGATCAGCATCATACTCACCAGAACCGATCTTGGCGATTAGATATTCGATATACTCATCATTGTAGGTGAATGAATCAGTGATTTCTTTGTCCACTTCAATCCATTTCGCACCATTCCATTTGAACAGTTTAGTTGGCAGGAAATCTACACGGATAAACGCATCCCCACGACCGGGAGTTGTAGGGAATCGTGTTCCAAAATCAACATTGGCATATTGTTCTTGATCATCTGCCTGCAGTTGTAGACTCTGTTCCCATGGTAGTCGTTCTATCTTGCCCTGTGCCAACAATTTTTCGTGTCTGTGTAAAGTGTCATCAGGATTGTCCGCTTTCCATTGGCGCTTGGCCCTTTTTACAGGATCTTTTTCTTCAGGAGTTTCTTCTTCATCGGCATCACCTACATACTGCACATCCGGACGCACAGTGACAATGTCCGGCATGTCGACATAAACAGGTTCACCGGGCCGATTATTTTCAACGATTTGTTTTGTTAGATCTTGCCCGCCCCATTGCGTAGGTGGGATAGCCACCATCGGAGCGGTGGGTTGAACATCAGCATCATCTCTGTCAGGTTGTCTAGCCAGATCCTGGGCAATAGGTTGGCCATCATCAGCATTGGTACCATTGGGTTGCCTCCATTTTTTTATTTTGTCGCGCCATTCGTTTATGCGATCCATCACTGGGCTGTCAGGTGGCGGATTTTCTGGTTCATCGGGATCATCTCGAGCACCGTATTTTTCCCACTTGTAACTCTCAGTGGCGGCCAACAACATGAATATGGCCAAGGGATCAAACACTACCACAAGTATTATGATCACCCAACGCACGGCCTTTTCCAGTAAGTTGGCATCAGGATTGTCTCCATAGATCAAGGCCGCTATGTATTTGATTGGACCTACCTCGGCTTCTACTTTGCGTAGATTTGCGGCTATGGGTGCCCGTTGTTCGTTTAATTTTGCTATCTCGGTCTGTGCGCGAGAGATGTCTCCTTGCAGGTTGCCACGCTCACGGGCCTGAGCACGGCGCAGTGCCGCGGCTTTGTCAGCACCCTTCTCGTCAGATGATCTGCTGAGTGTTTGGTCCACAGCCGCATCCATCTGGGCCAGGGCACGTCGGGCGGCTTCGATGTTGTCTCGCTGTGTCTTTATCTTTTCGTCTAGCAAGGCCACTTGTGCGGCCACATCCCCAGTGGGAACTGCTTGATCTAGATGGGCCTTTGACAGGAAGCCAAAGATGCCCATGGAAGTGATCAACATCAGCATACCCACCGCAGGCACCAAGTATATTTTCATGGCTCGTTTACAACGATGCCAGTATTCATGCAACCATACAGTGACCGTTAGTTTGGCTATCTCCAATATGGTTCCCATGACGGCCACAGGAATCACAGCCGCGGCAAATATGGCAGTGAGACCTATGATCGAATAGAATGCGGCGATGGCGCTGAGGCACAGCGCCACAGCCAGCATCAAGTATGTGAGAAACATAGAACTATTTACCGGCTTTATGCTTGTCCTCCCCAGCCACTTGTAGACTCATTTTGACCGAGATCCAGGTAGCAAAACGCAGATCAGGCACTTCAAACCATACGGATACTCCAGGACGATTTTTCCCGTAGCGAGAGTTTTCCGTGAGTTTTCTCTTTACTCGAGGTTGTGTGCGCCAGTTTTTTCCAAACCAATCTCGGCACTCTCGCATGATCGAATACCATTGCTCTTGTGTGGTGACGCTGACGTAGATTCGATGTAGTCCTGGTTCCATGATATTATTATAGCACAATTCAATCCCAAGTTCTATGCTTTTCGGCCACCCACTCCAGACCGTCGTATTCTTCTATTTGCCATTCTACATCGGCGGGGATCTCAACTACCTTTAATGCCGCAAATCTGCCACCGGCATCAGCGCCCATTTCCTGCACCACTTGCACCAGCACAGGGTCATCTCTATCTACGTCACGATCAGAAAATACCTGTTGATCATAGAGTTGATTATGCTGTTGTCTTTGGGCCATGGTCATCGAATGCCAAGTTTCAGCATCAGGTTCTTGTAGTTGCTGTTGTTTGGGCACCAACCAGTGTTTGGGTCCTACGAGTCCACCAAATCGATCATTTTCCTCGACGTAGTATTCTATGCCCTTGATTTCTAAATAGCGTTTGATAGCGTCTGGACTGAGACCAAAACCGCCATGTTGTTTGTTGATCACAACATAGCGGATGCCTTGTATTTCATTAAGTAACTGCTTTTGTTCAGCAGAGAGATCGGGATCTTCCAATGCTTTCATCAGGACCATTTCAATTCAAACATAATTACATCCCGTTCGTCACGGAACAAATACCGAGCGATCAAATCATGGGTATGAGACACATCCGTCACGTCTACTACCTCATGTTTTTGATAACTGACACAATTTTTTTTGGCCCAGCGATGCGCTGATTCAAAACGCTGTCCAGCCTGCTCGTATCCTATACCGCCGTCATCTAGCCAAACTTCTCGCATCACACCGCTGTGCTGTTGCGATCATGGAATCGTTGGAACGTCACTGCCATGTTCACGAAACGATCGCGATCTCGAGGATCCAAAGTGAAACAGTCAAAGTCACCATAGCGGCGATTGCGTCCAAACACATATTTCACAGCCAACCACACACGCTGATACCAGGGTCTGTATGCAAGCAGATACACCGTGGTGTAGAGTTCACCATCATCAGGGTCATAGTCAAATCTCAAAGTGTGCTCGGCCGAATGGCACGAACAGGTATAATAGTCAGTTTTACAGGGTTGCATCATCTCTCCAGGTGTTGGTAACATCATCCCAATGACGACGATCATAGATCCTGACATCCATGGTCCACCCAAAAACATTGATCATGAGCCACGGACCTGCATGATCAGTCTGTCGCCAGTTGAGATCTAGTTTGGCTTCTAGCCAATTAAATGCATAGTGGCTGAACTGCAATTCAAAGGTTTTATTGCGGAACATCTGCCAAGACCAACAGGCAATATTGCGGAAAGGCCTTGGCGGCCATGGATTGCGAAGCCGTATATCGAGTTCTATCATCAATAGATTCCTTTGCCGTTACGCCATGCCTCAAAGCACTGACGGGGATGACGTATCCACATCCAGGCTACAATAACGGGAACGGCCACCAAGGCCGCTGGAATCAATAACCACGGGCTCAGTATGCGCCAATAGATCCTAAACTTCATATCTCTGTCGGGCAAACATTTTACGGATGCGCCATTTGATGTAAGCCCACCACTCAGAACGGGGAATATGTCTCATGCTCGTCTTGCCTCCACGACAATACCAATTACAGCCAGTGTCAAACCGGCCACCAATGCCGCACCGTTGCCAGATATCAATGACTCCATTGATAATATGACCACTGCGAACCAAATCATCAGATTCAAATTTTTTCTCCAGGTTCAAACCCACGGAATCTCACGAATCGTGGAAATCTCAGTGAGTATGATCCGTCTTGGTTTTGTGTGACTGCGTCCGCTTGGATTTCAACCAATCGACCAAGTAGGTCATCGCGAGCGGTCCAGAAGTCATCCCTATCGCTATCAGACAAACCACTGCCAACATTAACACGAATATTTCTGCCATTGTCATCTCCTTCACAAATTATAGCACCCAATCGCTTTTCGTTGCGACCAGTTCCTTGTTCGAAACCCACGATTTCCAAATCCACTGTTATGGTGGGTTTCCACTTCATCCAAAAAGACGTTCGCTTGCACTCATAGGGCGCATCCACCGACTTGATCATGATACCTTCATAGCCGGCCGTGACAGCATCTTGGGCGAATCGATCCATGATGTCATGACCTTCTCCGGTGTCGAGATCCACTTCCAGTCCGGGCATGATACGGAGGCAATCGGTCTGCTCTTGTAGCGGTTCCATTGCCCGGTTAAGTATGTCCAGTCTCTTGTGCTGTTGTGCGTTCCAGAACCCACGCTCAAAATCTTCCAGAGGAATGATATCAAAGATATGATAAACCATGCCATCAGTTTGGGCATCGCTTTTACGATGTGCTTGACGCATGAGTTTCTGGAATGACTCTCCCACGATCTCACCATCCAACACAAATCTACCACCTGAGTTCAGTCCGTGACGGAACACAGCCCTGCAATCTTCTATGGCTTCAGCGATCTGCGGAAAGTTGTCAAAGGGTTTGCCGTTGCGGCTGTAGAGGTTCACTGTGCTACCGCTGACCACTGCCAGCACACGCACACCATCCAGTTTACATTCGATACGTTTTCGACCTTTCATCTTGGCCGGATGATCGCCCGAGTCTTGCGCCAGTTGGCAAGTGAACACCGGTATCTTCCATTCCGAGTTACCCAGCACTTTGTTTAAGGTCTTTTCTGAAATACCACAGCGGAGATCTTTGATCAGCACACGACGGGCCAGGCCGTTCCACTCGTCTGAGTCAAAACGACCGGCCAGTTCGTCGATCCTATCACGTGCCTTGTTGCCAGTGATGCTACGGGTTCGGAGGCCTTCTGTGAGAGCCCAGAACTCAGTCCAGGGATTGTCTTTTCCTGTGAGTCCTTGGGTTTCTGGAACCTTCTTCACACCATAGACGAAATAAGGATTGTAGGTCAGGTAGCAGTTGTATAAAAAACACTGCGCCCCTGCCGACCCTAATCGAGCCGCTACCAGAGCCTTTTCGATCACTGCTTCTTTGTGTAGCCTAGAGTCTGAGCCTTCGAGATCTTGTATCCAATCTGCCGCCACTTTTAATCCATTGAATTCATCATTGTGCCAATCGCGTGCCTGTGTCATGCCTTTACCTTTGTATTTAGACTGTCAGCAGTCTTCATTTCATATTCGTTTAATATGTGAGAGATGATGCCGGTCTCGTCCATGACATAACCATACCGATTCCAGATGCGCTGGAGCACCTCGATGTCATCCAGTGTGAACGTGATCGATAAGGTGACATCTCGTTGTGTCATGCCGCCACCTGATCAAAAATGCTTTGCTGTAATTCAGCGACTTCATCTCTTGGCACATAAAAATCTGTGCGTGGATCCCAGTATTCACCGGCCTTGGGATCATAATACAGCACCCGGCCATTGGGATAGTGGAACGGACCTTCCAGCCCCGATCGTGGACCATAGTCCTGGTTGTGTCGGAAAACGTGATAGGCCATGTTATTTGACCTCGGCGGCGCCGATGTTGCAAGCGGCAAAGAATCGATCCGAGTCAAATCTGCGATTGGCTTCTTTACAAGCAGATGCCACCGCGATAGCCGCTTGCAAACGGCAATGCGGATCCATGATAGAATCGATGTATTTGGCGAGTAGTTCAAAGTGTTTCTTAGACATACTGTGGCTCCAAGTTGTTTACTATAACTCATATTATAGCAAAATGGCGATTTTTGGTCAACCACAAAAAAACCCTACTGTTTGTAGGGTTTTCGTAGGTTAGTGCCCACTGACCTAGGAACGAATCACCAGGGCGTCGGCTTCTTCTTTGGTCAAAGTGTTCGGCGCCAGCGTTCCTGGGAACTGCGGTTGTTCTGTGGCCAGTGCTGTGTCCGTCTTGATGCCTGCATCATCCAATCTAGCTTGATTGCGACCCTCGCGCATGGCAGCGATCAAGGCCTGCCCTCCTAGGCTGTTGGCATTGGCCACACGCTCTAACCACATGGCCGGTCCGCCGAATTCAGTGTTTCTACCAAATTGAGGCAAGGACTGTCCAAAATTGATGGCAGTTGTGTCAGACGCTCTGATATCTGTGACGATGAGATCTGCACGTTGTCTGTTGAGATATTCTCTGCCATACTGCTCTTGCCAGATTGTTTCGTTGGCGTTTACTGTTTGCGCATCTGGATAGTTTTCGTAGATGTCTGTTGACGCCACAGCGGTATAAGGAATGATTCCATTTAGCCATGCATCTTGAAAGGCAATATTGCCTGTAGCGCCATAATAAATGCCCGCGGCTGCCCATCCCACAGGGATCTCTATCTGGTAATCATCATTGGGCGGATCCACTGGTGTGGGGTTGGCAGTTGGACCAAATGTGCCTAGACAGAATTGCTGGATGGTTTCGTAGATGCCCTGGCTTTGTGTGAATTCCGCAAAGGCACCATTGGCGTTGAGGCTGGTCAACAGCGGGCCATTGTCCTGGAGAGGCTGTCCTGAATTATAACCTGCGGCAAATCCCACGATGTCTGAAACTACATATGACCCATTGTTGCCAGTGGTCAACTGTATGCCAAAATCTTCGCCATAGTAATTTTTCCAATAGTCAATCACCGGTTGGGTCACATATTCTTCCTGACCGGCTATCAAAGGCAAATCTCTGAGGTTTTCCAATTCCAGGACACTTGCGGCCAATGAATCACTGCTGGTATTTGAAATACCCTTGACCTGTAGGAAACTGCGGCCCAATGCGGAATTGGCCACTGCCAGGTCATCGGGTATGATACCTTTGAGATTTTCTCCTAAGTCATTGAGTTCAGGATTGATGCTGCCACTTGCTTCATAGATACCACGGAAGCCAACAGACCCCACACGGATAGGCGTGGTCAGTGTGCTGGAGCTGGAGGCAAAAAGTTTTTGTGGATCAAGTAGGTCTTGACCTTTCTGCACAGCGACCTGTGTGTTGTTCAATATGCCTTTGACCTGTGTGACTTCAGTGGGCGTGAGTTTGGTCAGTTCTGTGTATATTTCTTTTTGTATGCCGGCGGGCAGATTTGCACCTTGTCGCGCTATCTGATTGAGATCAATGCCGAGATCCTTGAGACGCAATTCTTCACGGCCCAATAAAGCATTGGTTATGTTCACTCCCAACTGCTGTGCGGTGCGGGGATCTACCTGGATGTTGCCCAGTTTGTCATAGAATGGGCCCAGTGTTCCACTGTTTTCAAGGTTGGCGATCAGTTGTCCTGGATAGCCAAGGAAATCAAGTTTGGCCCAGTCCACGGTGTTGCCTAGTTTGCTGATGTCATCGCCCAGACCTTCAAACCATTTGCTGACTCCATCCACGCCGGCAGTGATGGTATTTTCCATGTTGGTGAAGGTTTTGTTGAGATAGGTTCCGGCCGACTCGGCTGCGTTGATAAAGCCATTGGCTGTCTGCGCGAAAGAATTGGCAGCATTGAAAGCCTGACCTAGGATCTTGGGATCGCCAACCAACGCCCCTGCGACCAATGTACCAGTGCCCCCAAGAGTTTGGCTAGCCCAAGTGATACTTTCTTGGATAGCGGTCTTGAACACCCCTTCTGTGACCGATGACAAAAATTGTGCTGTTTTTGGTCCCCAGGTTCCAGAAACTGAATTGAATACTTGTTTGCCGGCTGCGGCCGGGGCGGTGGCTAGATTGCTCCAGGCTTCTCTCATGGGCGCAGTGAATTCTAAAAAACTGTTGGTCATGGAATTGAGAGTGTCTCCCAGACCTCCGAGACCGCTGAACCACGATTGGCTCGCAGTATTTTCAATGATGCCCGACGCCACTGCTTCAGCAGTGCTCATGGAAAAGATTTCACCCGATGGAGTATACACAGTGACTAAACCTTCGGCCGCACTACCGGCTGCGCCGGCCACAGGTGCTCCACCAAACACTTCTGCGAGGCCTCCGTTGGCGATAAATGCGCCAACCGCAGTCATTATGATCGAGGTGAGTGCGCCTGCGCAGGCCATTTAGATTCCTACTATAACATCGAGACTTCCAAATGCCCGAGGATGAAAACAGGTGTCAGGTGACCCAACATAAACAATGGGTTTGCCTTCGGCCAGCACAGAAAGACTGCCCAGTGTGGTCAAAGCGGCGCAATGAATCTCGCAACCAGGTGCACCGCAACAAGGATGAGGTGTGACTAAAGTGCCTGTGGTGCAGGCCGGACGACCGTTGATCAGCACGCTGAGAGCGCCGGGGAATACTGCGAGACCCCCGGCTATGTTTGGGTCTCCGATTCTTACTGATGGTGGCATGATGTTATCCTGTTATGATTTGTTTAGCAGGCGGAGTGGCGATTCCTGTGGTAGCCTCAATGTATTTGGACTTGACGTCTTCGCGTGTTTCTGCCTGCATCACTATCGTAGCAGTATTTATATGCACAGTTTTGTCCTGATTTGCTGAAAACAAACTGGGCATCATCTGAAGCCCTTGTGGGCCCAGGACCATGCTGATGGGTTGGGTAACTTCTATCACATCGCCGCAGATTTCTACGACTTTGGCGGTGATTTCTTCACCGCTGATTAATTTTAGAGTGTATATTTGGCTTCTTTGGAATACGTTCATATGGTTCCTAGGTCTGTAAGATTCATGCGCTCGCGGATGTCCGTTCGCGTCAACTTACTTAAACCTTGGAACCCACCTTCCACAAATAATTTGCCTTCAAAATAGATCTGCGGCACCGTGCGATGACCTTTTTCCTGGATGAACTGGCGTGCTTGCTCATCCTTTTCGATGTTGATTTCTTCGAAGGGTATGTCTTTGCTTTTCAAGTAATTTTTAGCATTGACACAAAACGGGCAAACGGTTTTTGAATACACAGTCAACATCATAGACTCATACCAGAAAAAGTAGCATCTGTGACATCCTGTTTGGTGCCGCCGATCACATAGGAAGTGATCTCAGTTTCTTGAGGTGCTACCTGCACTTCAGCACCTGCGATCCATTTGGCCGTCCATGGCAAAGGGTTGGATCCGCCGCGATAGCGATTGGGCAAACCAATGGCTGTCATGCGCTTGTGGGCGATCCACTCTACGTAATCGCACAACAACTGTTTGTTGAGACCGATCATGCTTCCGTCACGGAAAAGATACTCAGCCCACCGTTCTTCTTGTTCTACAGCTGACTCATACATGGTGATCATGTCGGCCTGTGTTTCTTGTTTGATTTTCACGTAATCTGGATCGTCTTGTGGCAACAGTTTAAGCAGAGTCTGTGTGAATCCTAGATGGACGTTTTCATCACGTGCGATCAGTTTGATGATCTTGGCATTGCCTTCCATCTTTTTCAACTCAGCAAATGCCCACGAGCAAGCGAACGAAACATAAAATCTTATGCCTTCCAACACATTGACCGAGGCCACAGCCAACCATAGTCGTTTCTTCAGTTCATATTCAGTGATTTCCAGTGTCTTGCCGTTGACAGTGTGCCGGCCAACTCCCAACAGTTGATAGGCAGTGGAGTATTGTATGAGGTCATCATAGTATTTGGAACAGTCTGTTCCGCAGGTCACGATATCTTCGATGTCCAACATCTCATCAAATATCTTGCCGGGGTCGGAATAGATGTTGCGGATGATGTGTGTGTAACTACGGCTGTGTATGGTCTCATTGAAAGCCCAGGTCTCTATCCAGGTTTCTAATTCAGGCAGTGTAACCAAAGGCAAGAAGGCCAGATTGGGTGAACGACCTTGCACAGAATCCAGCAATATCTGGCGTTTGAGATTGCTGGTAAAGATGTGCTGTTCCCATGGTGTGAGATCCTTGAAATCCTTGGAGTCACGTAGCACATCTATTTCTTCTGGACGCCAGAAAAATCCCAACTGCTTGTCGGTGAGTTTGTCAAACTGACGATACTTCAGTGTGTCATATCTTTGCATGCCTAGTCCGCCTTGAGGATCAAGAAAAGCCAAGCTCTTGGTGTGGTCACGATTCTTTTTTAGATTCAATACGCTCATTTATTATTCTCTTTATATTTTGCAACTGTCGCAGTCTTCATCTGCTTGTATCGAAGTGTCGGGGGCTTCGATCAGGATTTCCTGTCTGTTCATCCGATCTGCGTCGATCTCCCCCGAGCCATCATAGGTGTTGAAATAATACAACTGCTTGCCACCATACTTATAGAACATGATCATGTGCTTGAGCATGTCACTCATAGGGATCTTCTCATCTTCAAAGTGCTGTGGATTGTATGATGTATTCACAGAGATGCCTTGGTCGATATACTTCTGCAAGATAGCCATGATGCGTAGATAGCCTTCGGGGCTTTTCTGATCCCACAGCAGTTCATACTTATTTTTGAGTTTGCGATATTCGGGCACTACTTGTTTGAGCACACCATCTTTGCTCTGCTTGATGGAAACATAACTGCGAGGAGGTTCCACACCATTGGTAGAGTTAGATATCTGTGCTGACGTCTCTGCTGGCATCAAGGCCATCAAGGTAGAATTCCGGATGCCGTGTTTTTGTAACTGCTGACGCAGACCTTTCCAGTCCACTAGATCTCGATGCGGCACCAACTCGTCCACATCACGTTTGTAGGTATCCACGGGCAAGATGCCATCGTGATATCGGGTTTCAGGACTGCGAGGACAGGCGCCAAACTCTTGTGCTAGATCCGCTGATGCTTTGATGAGATAGTATGACCAGTGTTGCGCCCAACGATCCACTTCAGGCAGTGCTCCGGGGTCACTGTAACTTAGATCGTTCTTGGCCAACCAATAGGCCAGGTTGATGATGCCCACTCCTAGAGGTCTGCGATTTTCTGTGGCGATCTGCGCGGCCAGGATAGGATAGTTCTGATAACTCAACAATGCATCCAGACCTCGCACAGCCAAAGTGCAGGCACGTTCCATGTCTTCAGGATCACGGAACACACCCCAGTTGATGGCGCTGAGTGTGCATAACGCGATCTCGCCGTCCTTGTCATGCACATCATTGAGTGGTTTGGTAGGTAAGGTGATCTCACAGCAGAGATTGCTCATTTTAATAGGCGCCAAGTCTGGCTTGAACGAGCCGTGAGTGTTGGCGTGATCAACGTTCTGGAGATAGATGCGTCCGGTATCTTTGCGCTCTTGCATGAATGCCGTGAACAGGTCGATGGCCTTGAGCTTTTTCTTACGGAGTTTGGTGTTGCGTTCGGCTGTTTCATACAGTTCACGGAAACGTTCCACATCAGTGAAGAAGGCTTCATACATCTCGGGCACATCATGCGGTGAGAACAGCGTGATATCCCCACCAGTCAACAGTCGCTCATACATGACTTTGTTGAATTGCACACCATAGTCCATGTGGCGCACACGATTGTCTTCAGTGCCTTTGTTGTTCTTTAGCACCAGGAGATCTTCTACTTCGTAGTGCCAGATGGGATAATAAAGAGTGGCGGCTCCATTGCGCACGCCGCCTTGGCTACACGAGCGGGTAGCCGCCTGAAACATTTTGTAAAAAGGAATAACACCTGTGTGATAAGCATCTCCATTGCGGATGGGTGACCCCAACGCACGTATGCGTCCTCCGCCGATGCCAATACCGGCTTTTTGGCTCACATACTTGACCACGCTGGAAGAAGTGGCATTGATTGAATCAAGGCTGTCAGCGGTCTCGATCAGCACACATGATGAGAATTGACGGATAGGAGTGCGCACGCCGGCCATGACCGGAGTGGGCAGTGATACCTGATGTGTGGAAATAGCGTCATAATAATCTCGCACCCACATCATGCGGCTTTCTCTTGGATAGTGTTGGAACAGCGTGGCCGCTATCAACACATAGGCCATCTGCGGAGTTTCAAACAGCTCCTTGGTCACACGATTCTGCACCAGATACTTGCCACGGAACTGTTCCATGGCCGCATAGGTCAGTTGTTCATCACGATCATGTCGAATGAATGAGTTGATGCGATCCCACTCATCATCGTTGTAGGCAGTGAGCAGTTCCGCGTCATAGAATCCTGCGGTGACATTTTTCTCGACCAGCTGCCGGATTGGCCAAGGTTGGAACTGGCCGTATACTTGTTTGCGTATATGGTAGCAGATCAGTCGGCCGGCCACAAACTGATAGTTGGGAGTGTCTTCAGTGATGAGATCCGCGGCGCTCTTGATCAGAGTCTCCTGGATGTCTGCGGTTTTCATTCCATTGTAAAACTGTATGTGACTTTTAATTTCTACTTCGCTGGCGCTTACGCCTGTGATGCCTTCTGTGGCCCAAAATACTACTTTATGCAACTTCTCGAGATCCAGAGGCTCCTTGCTTCCGTCTCTCTTTGTGATTTGTATGCTCATCGCTACCTCAATTGATTTTTTTTGTGACTGCTCGTGAATCCACGCTCTTCTTGATATTGACTGCTGGTGATGTGATATTTAACAACTGCCCGGCTTCCCAATTCAGTATATATTTTCCCTCATTGACCAGGACTAAATTGTCCGCTGATTCGCCATTTACGGCTATTTCCACCTGGGTTATGTCTGATCTTGCCATCATATGTAGAGTATACACTATGCCCAGTGCTTTTGCAAGACTGCAGAAATGATTATCGGACAAAAGATCCCAGGGGTCCGGCCAATCGGCCATGTCATCCCAGTGGAGGTAATACGGAACCCATGGGCACTGTTGCCACCAATCATTCACTGCCAATAGGCATTGATCTAAGTCATTGCTGAGGTTGGCCTCTCTCAGTTGATACCAAGAAGCCAATCGGTCTTCATACCGGTTGGGCCACACAGTTATCCTAGAGTGCTAACAGCGTATCGGAAACGGCCATTGGCCGTGATGGTGTAAGAGACTTCGATGTCAGAACCTACCTGGCTCACAGAAAGCGTGAGTCCGACAGGACCATTTTCAGTATAGTCATCAGTGAAAGACACAGGAAAAGTAGAACTGTCATCTATGTCTTCAGATACAATGACCAAGGTGCCGTAACGGACCTGAGTGGTTACTAGATCTTTGAAATTGTATCGCACTTCAAATGCTGAACCCAGCGCGGCAGGCAATGTCAACAAGGTGCCACTACCAACAGTTTTGTCTACCAGCACACCAGCTTCTTGTACCAAGGTGCCAAAGCGATATCTCTCGCCGGCTTCCATGGCAAAGACTTTTTTGTTGTCGATATTGATACGTGCTTTTAATTCATCTGCTGAAGAATCACGCTCAAACATATCGCCAAAACTTACATTGTTGTCTGTGTCGATCAGTATGACGTTGAAATTGTCGGCGGCAGGATAGGCGCCGCCACGGAATTTGGTGGCCACGTCCAGGAACATGTTGAATCCAGACATGTTGTTTTGCGCACCATCGATCTCGATGCCTTCGGCATAGATAGCGTCGAACAAGTTCTGTGTGATGCGGAAACCCTGCGGTCCTATATAGCCCGCAGTACCAGCACCAGTTCCTGTCAACAGCACACCTTGATACAGCGTGTTGAATTTGCTGTCAGTGACAGTGATACCAGAGATGGCAGCATCGCTGGATAAACCATAGGTCAGTCCTGAAAATTCGCAGGCCGTGAACGAAATATTCTCTGTGGGATAAGTTGTCGTGGATCCGAATGTGGCACCTGAGATGTCGTCTACATCGGTGTCAAGTTCGGCCTGCACCAATGGTCCAATGAATGCCACGTCTTGGAACAACACATTGGTGGCTTCCTGGATCGACACTATGTTGAGTGTTTCTGCGGACTGGAAGCCCATGTCATAGATTTCTATGTTGGTAGGTGCAGTGGCATTGTTGTTGCCGATGTTGGGATAGACCTGCTGTAGACTGTCTGCGGTCTGGGCCACATAAGTAGCAGTCAACGTGCTGTCACCAGTGGTGTCCAAGAATATGACCGAACTGCGGGCACCTTCGCCGTATAATTTACAGAACGGGGGGATCTTTATGGTGGAAGTCACACGATACACACCAGCAGGGAAGAATATGCTACGTCTCACCTGTGGATTCTGTTCGCGGCAGAACATCTGGAACAGGGCACGGTTGATAGCATCAGTGTCGTCGCTGTCTCCGTCGCCCGTGGCACCAAAATCTTTGATCGATGCCATGTCATCCAGTTTGGATTGCAGTGTGCGCTCGATGGGGTCACCTGGTGTGGGGCCGGTCTGCACAGTGTATCCACCGGCTTCACCTTTGTAGGTGTAGGCTCCAGCTATGGCGAATATGTCAGAATATTGGGTGAGGATTTCAGTGTTGCCAATGGCAGGAGCACCTTCTTGTATGGTGCCATTGCCGATGAACAATCTGCGCTGGTCGATGACCCAGCCAAACTCTGCGCCCGCTAGTTGCGGTAGATTTTCACTTAGACCTTTGCGTTGCGTGATACGCGATATCTGAACTATTGCCATTCCACTCTCCGATTACCTATTTATGCGGTCAAGTAATAGAGCTCCAGGCGCCGCCACCACTGCTGTTCCCAATAATCAAAATCCGCCTCTTCCAGCACGAATTCCTGATATTCTGGGGGTTTTGTGATAGTAAACTGTGTGTCTATTTCAGGTTTTACACACATCAGCACCACGCCCTTGCGTATGCGGGTGCCATGCACTTCGTTGTGGGCCAGGGCATAGGCCACCAGTTGCAGGAAGTAATCTTCGATCCACTCCCGGCGCTTGGGTTTGTTGGTTTGTTTGTAATCTAGGATGCTTTGGCTGCCAAGATGGATTCCAGCACCGTCCGAAGTTCCTGCATAGAGATTGGGAAAGTAAAGCGGTATTTCCACACCCCAAAATTCTTCAACATTTTTAAGTCCTTGTTCAATCACTGTCATGGCCATGGCATGACTGCTCCAGGCATAGGGATTAGTGCCCGCTGGTTTTATTTCACCGGTCTTGACATAGTGCTCAAGATATGTATGCATACGGGTTCCGCGATTGGCGGCCTCCGTGGTAATTTGCTGTGCTTGGGCCTCACCCACACGCTTTTTCCAATTGGCCAAAGCCTGTTTCTTTTCTTCGGGCTTGGTACGGTCAAGTATGGTAGTAACTGATGGTAACTTTTTACCATCGGGAGTGAGATACAGTCGTCGCCCATCTTCGCTGGTGCGATTCAAGGGCTCGTAGTTAAATTTTTGAATATACAATATTAGACTCGGAAACTTTCTCCGCAACCACAGCGGTCGCGTTCGTTAGGGTTGATGAAATCAAATCCTTCGTTGAGGCCGTTTTTGACCCATGCCATGGTCATGCCTTCGAGATAAGGACGATGCTTGGGATCCACATATATGCGCACACCGTTGATGTCATAGTGTGCCACGCAGTGCTCTCGCCCTTGATCCGTATCCACGTATTCCAGGGTATAGGCCAGACCCGAACAGCCTGTGGTGCGCACACCAATCTTGATGCCTAGGCCGCGTCCACGTCGGGCGATGTTTTCCTTAACGCGGCAGGCCGCTTCATCAGTGACTGTGATCATGTTTTTTGCGATAGTCTTCTATGGCAGCCTTGATGGCATCCTCGGCCAAGATGGAGCAGTGGATCTTGACTGGTGGCAATGCTAGTTCTTCTGCGATTTGGCTGTTTCGGATTGTTCCTGCTTCATCAAGGGTTTTGCCTTTGACCCATTCTGTGACCAGGCTCGAGCTCGCGATAGCCGATCCGCAGCCATACGTTTTAAAGCGTGCATCTGTAATAATACCTGTATCATCGTCCACCTTGATCTGTAATTTCATTACATCCCCGCAAGCAGGTGCCCCAACCATACCAGTGCCAACGGTAGGATCAGACTTATCAAGAGCACCAACATTACGGGGGTTTTCATAGTGATCAATGACCTTTTCTGAATAAGCCATATCTACCTCCTATGTTAGTATACAGTAGTATTTACTTGATGTCAATGGCCCGTTTGGCCATTTGGTTGACTTTTTTGCGGGCTTGATCCACTGACATGGTTTCGCCATCTGGTGTGATGGTTTGGGAACCTTTCCAGATGATATCATCACCCTGGATATTGGCGATGATATTGTTGAGTGGTGGTTGCGTAGACAAGGTCATCAAGCGTTCCCGATCCATGTTGATACCATTTTCTCTGGCTAGATCTATAAAGGCATCTACATTGTAAGGTTTGACCGCGGCTGTGTCCTGGGCTCGTTTGAGCAAAAACTGGCCTATGGCGGCCAGTCTCTGCACTGAGGGATCCTGGAACTCTCGGATCAGCATGTTATCTACGCTCGCGGCCTAATGCTCGGGCTGGTAGTTCTTCAGCATCTACATCGAGATTGGCATCTAGGCTGAGGTCTGGAGTTTCACCGGTGTCAGCACCGGATACATCTCCGGTAGGAAGGGTAGCGGCTCCTGCGGCGCCAGCATCTTGTCCGGGAACCACTGGGGCTTGACCTGTGAGCACACCTTGTGCGGTTTCCAGCTGGGTCTTGGAACCCTGGAGGCCCTGGATGAGACCTTGTAGTGCGGCTGTGCAATCATTGTTAAACTGTTGTGCTTGATCCATACCAAGATCGTTACGGATCGAATCTACAAGTGCTGGCAAATCTTTGAACTGCATGGCCGAAACTTGTTCAATCATTTTTTGAACTTGGTCAACCATGTCTTGTGCGGCCAATACCACTTGAGCCTGTTGTATCTCGCTGGCTTCTTTGAGCCGGCGTGCTCGTTTGCCTTCCATGGCTGATGCCGTGGCTGTTTTCAACATCTGTTGTAGACGTGTGGCCTGCTGAGGATCTTTCATGGCAGCACCAATGCCAGCGGCAAAACCTGCCATGGCTTTCTTTTGGGTCTGATCCAAGGTCTTGCCCAGGGCGGCCTGTGATACTGCGCGAGCCAAAGGATTGGCCTGCGTGCCAGTGGCGGCAGCGGCTTTGCGTATTCCGCCCGACATAGATTTGGCGTCTGCTTGTGCGGCGGCAGCGGCCTGTCGTGGATCTTGTTGTGCCATGGCCATGCCAGGAGCGGCACCAGGTTGAGATTCTCGTATCCTGGACTCTAGAGCCTGTTCCATGACCACCATCTTTAGATAAGCAGGATTCTTTTCACTGCGATGGAATTGTGGTGTGCCACGATGCTCACGGATCAGCCCGCGGATTTTTTTCAACATCTCTTTGGCCGTCTTGACGCTGACAGCGCCGACGTCTAACTGTTGACCAAAGTAACTTTCAAGCACTTTGCGTGTTTGTTGTGTTTTGGTTTTTGAGTCCAATTCTTGCAGTTTCATCTTTGAATCCTTTTTGTTGCCAGTATTTAGCCAGATTTACGCATTTGTCCAAGTGTTCTTGCAACCACTTCAAGCGTGTGTGGCTGTGTTGCAATCTGTCTTCCAGCACATATTTACGCTCAGTGTCTGTGGTGGTTTCTATCATGTGCCGGAAATATCTGATCTCATCTCTGCGGCGTTCTATTTCTTGATCAAACAGCATGATCTCTTGTGTGAGGGTGAATTTGCCCAGTTTGTCGGCTATGCACCATGCCAGGGCCAGGCGTGCAGAACTGGGGCATGCGGCCAATGTGGCTCCACGATACACTTCAAAATACTGGGCCTGTTTGACGATAGTATAGCGTCCAAATGCTTGATACCCATCGTTGACTGGCAGTATTGAGTTGGGATTGGCAAATACCTGTCTTGCTATGCGATCCAGCGTGGATTCCACGCGGTCTATGATTATTTGATCACGTATGTGGTTATCATCCAGCCCAGGCTGGCCAGCAGGAACCCGATTATTCCTATGCCCCACGATATGATCTGATCCGTGCGCTTGTCGGCCATTCTTTGCATCATGTCGTGAATCTCTCTGATCACGGTTTCGGTCTGTGTTACCTTTTGCTCCACGTTTTCCAGTTTTTCTTCCAGAAACTTGTATCTCTCCGCGCACAGTTCCACGTGAGTTTCTAGGCTTTTCTTTTCGATGTCCGTGGTCGTGACCATGATCTTCCTTCGTTATGGATTTATTTATAGATTTAGGCATGATATATGGTGTTGGGGCTGTCCCCTAATGTTATGATCCTGGGTTCGAGATCAGATGTTTCTTCTAGATCAATGATCATGGGTGTGCTGTCACTGTCCTGTTTAAGCACCCAAAATTCATCACCATCCACCAACCATTGCGCCTGCGGTTCTATCTCAAAATCAAAGTGCCAGGTTCGTTGATTGCCAAAGGGCCCTGTGTCCTGCACAGTGGGATCGCTGACATTGAACATTTGGGTGCGCAGTCCGATCAACTGCAATAAGGTGTCAAAATTCCTTTGTTGATTGCGTGCTCGTGCCAAGGACGCTGGGTCTGCCATGGTCAGTCCGTTGCGACTCACATAAGGAAACTGTGCGGCTTTGACGTGCCCATTTATCCCAGTAGCAGTGATATCAAACAAGGTATAGCATTCAATCTTTTGCATACTTGAGACTGTAGTAGATCCGTAGTTGATCCAACATCTGCTGTAGGGCAGGATCTTGCTGGGCTCTGCGCCGTATATCGCCCCACAGTTTGTCTTCTTTCAAGGCAGCCAGTTTGTCCTGGGTTTCCTGATCGATGGATACCAATTCTCTATCCAGTTTGCCAGGATGCCTGCGATAGATAGTGTGTCCACCATCAGGACTTTCATATACGTATCGTTGATCTGCCATGCGGGTATTTAAGCCACAAAAAAACCCTAGTTAAAGAACTAGGGTTTCTTCTATACCAAAACTACAGATTAGGTTGTGAGTTTGAAACCAGCGTTTGTGGCTGAGTCTAACTGGAAACCTGTGTAGGTGATGTTGGCTGCTGACAAGAAAGCGGCAGCGTTTGCGAATGCGCCTGTAGGATATACAGCCACTGACAATGCTACGCCGTCAACTTGATACATAGCAACTGTGGATGTTTGCTGGATAGCCTGGATCACGTTTGCAACGTATTCTGCTACACCGCCTTCGCCGTTGATGCTGTTGTTAGCAACTGCACGGAAGAAGTCAAGTTTTGGACCTTGAGGCTGGACAGGAACACCGGCCAACGAAGTGGAAGGTGCGACTGGACCATTCTGTGTGTCTAGCGCGAATACTGGTTGCGAATCACCATTGGTGCGTGTAAATTGTGCCATTTTAAATCTCCTAATAAGTGGCCTTAGCGGGCCTACTTTTATTTATACCGAAATGGTGAAATCGGGGGCTATCAGGCTAGATCAGGATTGTTGCGGGCAAAGTTGGCTTGGCTGAAACGCATGCGATCCACGTATTTCATGCCCTGGCCCACATAACCTTCGTGTCCGGGCTCGTCGTTGATGGATGCCTGCACATCATGTGCTTGGCTGTCTAACTGTCGCACCACTTGATTCTTCAAGGCGCTGAGATCCAAGAATGTCTGGAACACAGCGGCCACGCCCTGTTTGTTGAGATTGGCCCACTCAAATATGCGCGGTGCCTTGGCTGGTTCTCGTTCCTGCACCCAGGGACCAAATCCCTGTATCAAGTTATCATAACTGCCAGCACGCACACGGGTGTTGATATACTGTTTCATCAACTGTGGTAAGTTGGTGATCTTGCGGGCACGCAGTTCTGCAGGGTTGAACAGCGCATCTATGGCCGCACCTTTGGATTTCAGTAGATCCTGTGTTTTCTTTACGGTCTTGGCGTCGAGTTTTATTTGCTGTGGTTCTCGCAGGCTGGGGTCCAAGATCAACAGGCCCGGAACCGGCTTCAGTGCCGCCGCACGTATGGGAGTGGCTGCCGCACCTGGCGCATCTAACTGTGTGTGGACGACCACTGCGGCATCACTGGCCGCGATCTGGCGACCAAGATCGCTGTCAGCATCCACTGAATATTTCACTGTGTTGGGCTGGAACACCCATTTGCCATTCTCTTGTTGAGGTTGTGCGCTGTAGAGCAAGTCTCCTTGAACATAGCCTCTGAAATCTGGAGGTGTGGCTGCTCTCAACAACGGAAACAGTTTTTGATATAGTCCTATGAGTTCGCCACGCTCGCCGCCTCTGGCAGTCATGATGCGGGCGATCATATCAGGCGAAGTGGCCAGACCATCATAGCCCTTGGCCAGGAAACCGGCCTTGTCAGTGAGCACAAAATCACCGTTGGATTTGCGACCAAAGATGATAGCGGGTTTGCCATCCCATTTCACAGTGGCAGTGTCTGGTTGCTGTGCGGTATTTACAATGCCTGTGAGTGCTTGTTGTGCGCCGCGACTGCCCATGTCAAATACCATGTCTTCGGGATGCTCGATGCGCACACCTTCAGCGATGATTTGCATGCCCTGATTCACGATCCTGTCGCGCAGGCGAGCCAAGAAATGCACTTCGGCTTCTTCTAAATTTTCATCAAAGGGCTGGCCTTCACGTTCCATGTGCGCACGGAAGTCTGCTATCTTGCTGTCTTTGTTTGGATCCATTTTGAGAGCACGCATGATGCTCTCCACGGAATAGAGGTCTTTGGCCGATGCGGTGGGATTCAGCAACAGTTTGGCCACCGCGTCTGGATCGTCGGTGACAATGTCATTGGTGTTGCGATTTGCGATACCATCATTCTGATTGAGTTTGAAACCCATGGATTTGGCCATGGAGTTGATCATGATGTTGCGCAGGGCACCTTTGTAGGCACTGGCCGGATCGCTACGCAACACGAACTGATTCCAGCGTGGTTTATTTGCGAACATGAAATCGGTCTGCACAAACCCACGACGTGGGTCACCACCAATGGCAGTGAGGAAATGCACAGATATTCCGGACTTCTTGATGTAGCGTTGTGGATCCACTCCTTGCTGTTTGGCCCAATCTCGCAGTCGATCTATCAATTGTTCTTTGGAGATTTTTGTGGCATCTATCTGCAGATCCAGATCACCTGATGATTCCTTGCGACCGGTGGAACCCAACCAGCGTGCCGGTTGTCCATCTATGGAGTCTTTTTCTGTGGTAAAGTCAATGCCAGTGATGGGTTCTAGCCACTGCACAGTGGGCATGATGTCGGCTTGCGCTATGCGTTGCGTGATGACCTGTCCTTGATCATCCTTGAATACGTTGCCACCTTCTAGTAATCTCATCATATGGCCTGCGAAACTGTGGTGGACTTGATTTTGCCTGCGGCATCCTGTGAAAGACTGTTGTGCAATGGTGTGCCGGCGATGACCTGTTGGCCGCTGGCACTGGTCCAACGACCATTGGCCCAGGTGTAGATTTCGTCAGGAATCTCGGTAGTTCCTGCCCTGCCGCCACGCACCATCACATTGTATCCGTTAGGTATTTCCGGAGCCACTGCGGTTTTGCTGACTTTGTAGGCGGGCAAAAAATGCTTGGCCAGATATTCACGCATCTGTTCTATGGCTGGTTGGGTGATATACTTGTCCATGTTGCGCTCATCCACAGCGACCTGTCCTTGCATGGCTTGCTCTAACCAGGCAGCCGCTCGTTTTTTGTATTCATCCGCATCCATGACCTGTCCAGCAGTCTTGCCAGCGTTTATTTTCTTGGCTTCTGTGTCCCATGCGGCGGCCAGTTTATCTGCCAGTTGCCGGATGGTAGTATCTTGTGCGGCCTGTTTGATGGCAGCGGCTGTTTGCTGGATGGCACTGACGCCGGGTATTTTGCCCATGGCGCCTTTGATCGCGGCTCCGGCCTTGCCCATCATGGCCGAACGGCTTTGGGCCATGCGATCTTGCTCGGCACGCCCAATGGTGGCCAAATCTTGGAAAATACCTTCGTTAGTGACCTGTTTAACTTTCATCGGTGCGTCTCACGGTCCTCGTGAATTTTGACGCATCCCGCATGCGTATGGCGTTGAGTAGCTTGCGCTGGAGATTTTCTGCCTGCTCTGGATCATAAGTGGCATCGATCTGCTCCATGAGCCTGATGGCGCCGGCAATGATGTTTGAAGCACGATTTTCTATCACGTGCCTGCGATCACGCTCGATATACATAGCATCGAGTTCTTCTAATATACTGCGGGTCTTTTTGTGCATGATCCGAACCTTTAAATTATTTAGTAGATTTTACGTATCTGTAAATATCCTTATATGATAAGTCAACGTAAAGTTTCAAGTCACAGCCAATGGCAACCATTGAAAGAAGTATGGGTAGGTGGCACTTATCCTGCAGATTTTTACCAGCATCTTGGCAACAAATCCCACGATATTTTTGCAAAAATCACTGAAATTACCAACAAAGATTTTGACAATCTAACAGACACATTGGAAAAATTAGGTGTCACAGTAGTCAGGCCTCAATTCGATCGTATAGACGACTTTTTAGACGAACATGATCATTTGCTTAAACCACCGGTAAGTCCATGCGACATAGCACTGACACTAGGAGATACTTTGCATCTCATGCCTCAATACACGTCCGAAGTAAATCCCTATCAACGTGCTGTAGATGATTATCGCCAAGCAGGACAAAAAATACATGTCATTGACCGTGCTACACCAGAACCATGGGCCTGGATGATTTTTGCCAGCGTGGTGCGGGCCGGAAAAGATATACTGATAGATTATCAGCCAAATATACCAGAATCAAAAAAATACACGTATCTGGTAGCACAGGAATTAGCCAAAGATTATAGAGTGCATCTCAGTGGCACTGGAGATCATAACGACGGAGTTTTTTGTCCGATTAGGCCAGGGCATATTTTTACGTCTCATTATAGAAAGGTCTATGACTCAAGTTTTCCAGGATGGTCTGTGTTCCATCTGCCAGACACCACATATAAAAATCTCCAACACGTTGGTATAGCCGACAAGTGGTATCTACCCGGAGTAGACTACGGGCATTTCAACGCAGATATAATGGCCGTGGCAGAACAATGGTTAGGCAATCCGCAAGAAACTGTTTTTGAAGTCAATATGTTGGTAGTAGACGAAAAAAATATCATATGTGGCGCTTACGATGAAATGGCTTTTCAATATTTTGAATCTCTAGGTATCACTCCGCATTTGGTAGAATTTCAATCTAGATATTTTTGGGATGCCGGAATACACTGCGTTTGTAGTGATATACATCGATCAGGGGGCCGGGAGGATTATTGGCCTGAGCGCGGGGACAGCGGCATCTATTATATAACGGAGTGGTAAATGAAAGAACGAATACGTTTTGAATTCGACATAAGATCAGAATTTTGGGATAAATTTCCCATGATAGAAATTTCCGTTGATGATCGTATCAAATGCACAAAAACTCTAGATCAAAAGCAATGCAAATTATCCTTTGAGGATGATCTAGAATTTGATCGCCCACACACAGTATCTTTAAAGAGATTTAACAAAACAGATGATCAATGCGTGATTGATAACAATGGATCTCGGTTCGATCAATATGTTATCTTGAATCAAGTTTGTATTGATGGTATCGATGTGCAGAATCTCATCTGGCACCGCAGTTGGTTTGAACCTATCTATTCCACAGTATGGAAACAACAACAGATAGATGCTGGAGTTGCGTTGGAAGAAAAAATCATCGGAGAAACTTGGTTAAGTCACAATGGGACATGGAAGTTTGAATTTTTCAGTCCTTTTTATAAATTTATTATCTCACAATTTGAGTAAATCATCATGACATGGCAATTAACTAAAACAACAAAAACTCTCTTTCCTGTGAAAGATCAAAAAATGATATCATTGCGACAGTCATGGTATCACGATGCTCAAAGACAAAGCACCTATCAAGACTTTTTCCCGATGGCAAAAGAATGGTTCACATCAACCAAGATCAACGATATACAAGGGTGGGACGCTTTCCCTCATGTGGACGTGACCATGGGATGCACACATTATATAGAAAGTTTTGTCCAAAAGCATGGATGGAATGGATTTCAGATACTCAAGAACGAATATGCTTATTATACCCTAATGGGCAAACATGGAGTAGAAGTCAATGACCTTGAGCCCAACAAGCCATTGATCATCACCATGCCCCATTGGACTTTTTGCGATGTCAGACCGGAGTGGGAGGATGTTCTAAGAATCTGCGAACAGAGGATGATTGATATCCACATCGATATGGCATGGATTGTCACTGCCAAAGATATCCATCTAGATCTCAATCATCCCTGCATCAAAAGCATTGGTGTGAGTCTCAGCAAATTGAGCCTACAATGGAATCGAGTAGGACTACGATTCAGCAGGCAAAAATCCATGGATTCTGTGACAATATTCAACGACTACTACAAAGATACCAACACAGTGATCACTTCTATCGGTTGCTATTGGATTGATAATTTTGAAAGAGATTATCTATGGAATTCCTATGGCGGTCAACATCAAGAAATTTGTAGGACTTTAGATATCTTGCCAACAAAAATAATACATGTGGCCAAAGATAAAACAGGACAATCGTTAGGTATCGGTAAGATGCTTGGAGATGCGACTCCACACAGCGTATAAGATGTAGCGGGTAGTTCCGGCTGAAACTACACTCTCTGACCTATGAGAGATTTTGTCTGTTCTATCATGTTGGATTAGATACCCTGAGTTGTGCTCACTGGGTATCAGGATCGGAGTGTGTTCCGATCCAAAGATTGTTCCCACCCCAGATGAAGTGTAGAGATATATTTGCATGGCAACATCGATGTCAGGATTATCAGTGTGCCAACCAATTTCATATCCCGCTTCATCTTTCCAGAGCGATACTCCCCAGAAATGTTTATAGGGGTCTGTAAACGTTTCATTGATCAGATCTGTCGCAGAATCAAATATTTCATGCAACTCTTCTATCACTGTATCAAAATCCCAAGTGATTTTTTGTCTAGGAAGAGTTTCTTGACCTTCCACTGTTTGCCATTTGTCAATGGAAACCGATGAAACATACTGATTGAGTTTTTGTAATATCGCAAGATCTAAGACATCTGTTATCTGATACAAATCTGCTATAGGGGTAGACAGTCTGTTGGAGATGCAAGACGCTAGATGTTTCTTGTTGTTCTCGATCAAATCCTGATCTATCATGACTGTTTGATTTGTCCTAATAACTGTTTGAGTTTGTTTGATTGCACATCGGCTGTGACCTTGCCAACATCTTCAGCTGGTTCACTGTTGTCATCCTTCATAGTAGACTTGGCCTTGATTGATTCGTAGATGTTGGGTTTCTTGACAAATCCAGAACTTTGCTGTTGGTCTTCGCCTAAATCTCTGATACGCAGGCTTTCAATGTCAAACTCTAAATCTACCTTCTGTCCCACTCCACTCGATGAACGAGTCTTCATCAACTGTATCTGATAGCGACCACGTTCACGCATGGCTCGACTTGTGAAGATACCAAACACATTATCTGCTGTGTTGATCTTGGAAATACCACCCGATATATGGCTATGATCGAACTCAATCTCTTCCACTGCCGCACGATTCAACTGCGAAGCAGTGACAAACAATACATTGAGTTCTTTAGCCAAGTTGCGCAGTTCTTCTGAAACATACTTGTCTTTGACGAATAAATCATTGGGGCTAACTTTGGCACTCACCGGCATGATCAAGTCTAGATAATCTACGCATAAAAAATCCACACGTTTCTTTGTCTTCACTTGCAGTTCTTTGAGATATGCACGGATATCATTCACTGTGCTCTGTGCTGGCATGTATTTGATCTGCAAGGCGCCGGCCTTCTTCTGCATCATCTTGACTTTCATTTCCACTGTATCGATATCTCGAAAAATTTCTTTGCTAGACGTATTGGTCATCATGGAGTCGATGCGCATGGAACAAAGACCTTCTGACAGTTCCAGCGTGATGTAACAACCGTTGAGCCCGGCCTGTGCCCAGTTCACTGCCAAGTTCTGCATGAACAAACTCTTGCCAGAACCTGAACCTCCTGCGAAAATCTGCAATTCACCTCGGTTGAATCCACCATACAGCAATTTGTCCAGGGCAGGCCATCCAGTAGAGTTCTGTCCATTATTATTTTTCAAGGCCAGCAGTCTCGATCGCGGATCTTCAAAGTAATCTGTGCCCAGATCCTTGGTCAATGATATTTGCACGGCATCCTTAATCAACTTCTCCACAGGATCAAAATTGCCCTTTTCCAAAAGGTCCGCCGACTTAAGGATCGCACGTTCCAATTCTTGTCGACGAGTGAATGATTCAAACTCTTCCATGAACCAGTCGAGATGCCCTTCATTGATATCGGGTATTTCTTGTAGGTCAACATTGGTCACTGCTCGAACCTGTTTGCGATCAGGCAAAGTTTTGTGTTGATCACAGTGTTCTCGGATAAACTTCGCGGCACTACGCAGGCTGCGATCAAAGTTTTCTTCATTGAATATGTTCTGCACTCGCACGTAACTCTGTGCGTCCTGCATCATAAACTCCAGGAACAACTTTTGGACTTCTACGGAATAATCTTTCATTGGGTTTCTCTCGATGTATCTATGTGTTGTTGTATCATGTCAGCGATTTTTCTATGCGTGGCAGCGCCCGGATGATCATCCAACGGTGCATGGTCCAGTTTGAGATCCACGATGCTGTGCCACGGGTTTACCCATTGTGTCCAGTCTATCAATTCAAGATTATTGCGCAACCGTTCACTGAAATCTCGAGTTTGATCATCATCTAGATCTTGATATAAGGTCTTGGCATAGTCACTGTGAGATTGATTGGTCAACATGTCTTGGGTCCAAGGAATCATGCCATTGATAAACCATATATCTTTTCCAGCATCATCGGACATCTGTTGCAGTATCCTGGTATAGTCTATCAATGACATTATATTACTATAATCGTGATTAAGCAATTGATATTGGGCCACAAACTTTTTATCTATTAGATTGCTATCAGTGTCGGCACCGATATAAAATCCCTGGTTGGCGCTGGGGTAAACCCAGTGTCTGTGCAAAGCACTCCATTGCACAAAATATCGATCATGTCGACGATCCAATAAAGCCTTGGCTGCTCGGGTAAAAATTTTTAGATTGCTGGATCCACCTTCGGCATCGTTGTCTGCATGGCCAATGAGATTGGGATAGATCCTGGGATCATTTTGTTGGCTCTCGAAACCTGCACCCATGGTGATGCTACAGCCGCCAAAATAATTCATAGCCATCCTAACTCCTGCATGCGAGGACACAATACTTTTTCATACCAATGATGATTGCCCGCAGATCCATAGTGACCGTGCCATCCGTGAGTATCAAAGTCCACGGGACGATGGACATTTTTGTTAGTGCTGAAGTAGGTATCTTCAAACAGGATACTGTGCGGATCTGCTAAAAATCTTCTCTGTATACTGGCCAGTGTTGGCCACTCGGTCTTGGGCTGGAATGGTTCGGCGAGATTCACGATGAGATAATTGCTAGTCCATCCTTGGATATATCTAGTCAATAAAAATAATTCTCTAAGAGCCTGTGCTTCTTGCCAACTACGATTCCATGACATTACATAGCCTTGGCCCAGCTGATGAGTAGTGACTTGCCTGAGCCCATCATGTTCTCGTAAGCATGGTTGATCTATGGGTTCTAGATTGCCAAAAAATCTATGATAACTAGGAGCCATACCATCATAATCATACACAGTAAATCTCTCGATAGGGGGCACACCCACTATTACATAATCGTTAGGACTAAATCCAGAACCAGCCACTATGAGATGTGATATGCTATCTACGTTGTTTCCTGGCCAACTGTAGTTTTCTACACTATCAACTTGCAAGGCAGCAGCCATTAAGCCCCACCAAGAATCCTTGACATCTACACAGAATCCTGGTGTGCTATAACTGTCGCCATACACGATCAATCTAGACATGGAGTTTCCTCATGAGATTCTTCCGAGCCATTTCAATTTTTATTTTACTGGTGCATCGATGCTGGAAAATATTCAACAGCGTGGCCAATCGTCCTTGGCGTATCACTGCATCGTTAACGTCCTTGACATCCGCTGGCCAGTCTGGTATGCTCACTGCCCAACCCAGTTCTATAGCACAATCTATCAACTTGAGACCGGCCTTGTCTTGATCGGGCACCACTGTGACTTCTCGACCAATACTGCGTATCAGTCTCGCTTGGGTATCATTGATTTCAGCATGCAATACTGCCAATCCACCGATGCTGAGAGCATCAAATATGCCTTCCACCACGATCACATGCTGCCAATCTGGTCGCTGTAGATCTGTGCCAAACACATAGCCCTGTTGCATGTCGTGGACGTAGCGAGGATTATGATCATCAAAAAATCTACGTGTGTGTCCTACTATGCGTCCATCATAGGTAAACGGTATGATCACACCTTGCCTACGACTGAATTTGTCATCAGGCCGGCCATGGATCATACCTATGGGATAATCCTCGGGCACACAACGATCTCTGAGATACTGCCAATGCACTGACATGTCGCGATCCACCAATGCGAATTCTTCCGGCAGTTCTCGATCTTCAAACTCGATGCCCTGCACCACATTGGCAGTGCGCTGTCGATCATCCAGTATGCCTTGGATGTTTCGATGTTTGAGGCTTTCGAGATTTATATATTCTATTTCTTGTTGTGGAACATTAAGCCATTGCAACAGTCTGCGAGCCTTGAATGAAAGATTGCGACCCAGGATGAAGCTGGCAGTGAATCCGCAATTGAAACAGTGGAAACTCCAACCTTGGTCAGTGGCCTTGATTCCACCGCGCTGTCGTCGATCCTGGCTTTCACCATTGTGAACACAACACGGAGCATTGAATGAAATCCAGCCAGAACTTGTGCTTTTGCGTTTGGCTGGTAGATAAGAAAATATGTCGATCACTCTAACATTTTACTATGTTTTATGTGTTCGATCAAGTGGTCTGCAATGATTTTATGACCCAATTCATTGGGATGTCCGCCGCGAGCAAACGGTTCTATGCCCAATTCTTTCTTTTTGTTGTATAATATTTCTTTGAAACTCAGTCCTGGATAGATCAGACTGGGCACTCGTAGAGAATAAGGATTGGGCAATGCGCTGACCTGTATTATCGGAATGCCATACCTGCTCTCGGCCTGATCAAATAGATTGATGGATGTTTGGAAATTGTATTCTGCCCATTCTCTATGATAACTCATGCCCAGCCATAATCGTTGCAAAGAGAACCAGTTGTCATCTATGTCGGGGTTGGGTTGGAGCAACCAAGTTCCGTGCATGTGTCGATTCCATTGCGGATCCTTCATGCTAATTTGATGCTGTGGGTTAAACCAGCTTTGCCGTGTGCTATCAGTGTGTGCCACGATAAACAGAACATCGTCGGTGCTCTGACCGTTGCGCAGATACCACATGAAGTTCCAGCGCATGCTTTCAAGGCTGGATCCCGGAAAAGCCATGTTGTCTAGTTCAAGATCAAATTCTTTGGCAATACGACCCGCAAAGCCATTGGCCAGCCTGTAAGGACGATTTTGATCGTAGTGATCTCGGAATGCTTCTTCAGACAAGTCTCGGAATTCAGGAGCGATGAGTTCATCGCCATAGGTCCAACTACAGCCAAATGCCACTAACTTCCTAATCTTCATCTATAGGCGATGGATGTAATGAATCCGTTGTTGATTTTGGCATTGGGATTATTGACGTATCCTGCGCCACCGGCTGTGACTATCACAGCATTGACATTGCCACCTGCAGTGGCCACGGCATATCCTTCAGCACCTGTGCCTTCGCCCACAAAGTCTACATTAGGGAATGGCGTGGAAATCCACTGACTACCAGAATTGTTCATGGTAACATTGGTCACGGTGCCACCACTGACCACTGCATTGCCAATTTTGGCCTTGTAGCCATATTGATTTACTTCGAAACGGAGATAATTGTGGTATCCTTCTACGTTCCAATAATCACGTGCTGTCCTGTTGATATACTGTCGCTGGCTGCCAACATCATACCATGGCCCCAATTGTGTGCTGGAACCCTGCGCCTTGACGTTGCCCGAGAAATTGTCAAAGTCCATCTGGAAGGTTACAAGATCGCGACCTTGTGTATACACCGCAGATGTATGATTGCGATTGGGATTGCTCTGGCTGATTTCCGGGTTGGTAGGAACAGTCATTATCTCACTGGGCACAAATGCAGGATACACTGAATCTACTACATCGGCTGTGCCGCGGCCGCCGGAGTAGGCATTGGTAAACACAGGCTCGTAGAGTTCGCTGGTGGCTGAGTTACGTTCAAGGCTCCAGCCCACGGGCTGTGCATCAACTTCGTCTAGATCGGTGCTGAGCAGAGTGACCTTGGCCCGGCCGTAAGCGGCACTGAGTATTTCTAGGTCTTTGCTCAACAAAAGTATATCACCATTGGTCGAGATCAATCGGAAAGTGATGGTAGACCCAGTGATGTTCACGGGTTTCTGATCTTGATTGACGAATTCAAACAGTATGACGTTGTCTACGCCACGATGGATTTTTAAATTTTTAGCATACACGGGTTGCCACCTCCGGTCAAAATAGGCACCACTGGTGTCGATCAAAATGACCTGCTGTCGCTGTTGATATAAATAGGCAGTGGTTGAATACATAAGGTTTTCCTAACGATATTTATGGGCTCTGAAATCTTCGCTAAAATAGCCGAACGCTACCCTTTCATAACATTTTGCACCTATGCTGGCAATGAATACATCGGTGTGATACAGAACCGCGATGATGCTGTGACCACCATCTATGATTTTGGCAATATTCCCCACGCAGATCTCAAGAAACTGTTCTTAGAATTGGCCAATACTTGGTGGTGGGAAAGCAATCGTAGCATACCTATCAATATATTCCTCAAGCAAGATTGGGAAGTATTCCGCCCTTATCTCAGGACATTTACCAACAAAGATCTGGAAATAGTGCATGGACCATGCACCAGCCTCACCGACATAGCCCGCAAAAAATCCAAACGCAAATCAATCACCCTGGTTCGCAGGATCGATTAAGTTCATGTGCAGTGCTACCAAAGCCGCATAACTGATAGCATGGCTTTTCTTGAAAGTATAACCACGGCTGTCGTCACCATCCCACACTGACTCAAACACTTCGGCCCATGGGAGATTTTGTAGATGGGCCTTGCCAGGGCGTATGATAGATATAAAAGCTGCCATCCTGGGTATAGAATCGGGTCTCATGATTGAGAGCAGGCCAGTGTAATTGCCCACATGCACCAATCGGCTGGCCCAGTCTGTATCAGTCCATAATTTTGTCCAAGGGGGCGATCGATCCAACATGTCTTTGTAATGATCCGGGCCCCGGACCAAAGAATACACGCTCATATTTAAAAAATCCAGTTTGAAGTAACCCCTAGATTCGGCTTCTTGATAGTCTATGGACGCACATTGATTGATAGGATCCCAAGGTATATCCGTGACATATACTCCGGAGTTGTGTCGTCGCACTTGAGATTCTACATGTTGTCTCGCAGATCTGTGCTGTATCAGCGACAGGATCTTTTCTCTATCAGCGAAATCTATGTCAATGTCTGCGCTCATCACCAACCTGCCTGTCGTAACATTTCGCGGGCATACTCTTGATCTGCCGGATAATCGCGGAATTTGCGTTGCCAGAATTCAGGATCGATCCAAGGCCATACTATGGCGATCTGCTCTTGGTCTAGATCATCCAGCAATTTTTGTCCGCTGTCGCAGTTATACAATACCCAAGCACTGATGCGGCCGGTGGACACAGCATAGGCCACGGCATTGCTGTTGCCATATCTCAAACAATCCTGTGCCGGGTGCCCATGGGTTTCACTCCAGTCGATAGAATATTCTATGGCCCGAGCCAAGGCATCATTTACGCTTTCCTTGCGCATGTATTCTGCGAGGTATTCTGCATACACGCTGTCTCTACACCAATGATCGATCTTTTTGTTTTTCTCTACCACCCAATCAATGAATCTGGCAGTGTTCACAGCACGGATGGCCACACAATGACGGCCAAACTTTACAAAGGCTCGATAGTAAGGACTCTTGGCAAAATCATCAAAGGTTTTGAGTTTGGCAGAACCTTGCGTCATTTCGTAGAAACGCAGATAGGCCTGTAACCCCAACCGCACACCGGGCTCCTCTCGATCTTGATAACGGCGTTTTTGTTCGCACACATGCACAGCCAGGCTCTCGGGCCTGGCAAAAGTTTTTTCACAATATCTACAGACGTGGTCAGTCTTTGTTTCCGTGCTCACGTAGATACTCTTGTAGTTCTTTTTTGGTGACCAACTTGGCCATGACTTCTATGTCAGACATCTTCCAGTTAGGATAGAGGTCTGTCAACGTTTTCTTTACTTCGCTGTTGCCGGCTTCTTTCTTCTTGGGAGCGATCCACTGATGCCGTTGTGTGCCCAGACCAGGACTCACTGCCGTGGCACATAACCATTGTAGTTTGGGGTGACGATTGATGGCAAAGAAGTTTTTGTTGAGATAGTGATTGGTGCTCTGCACATAGTATTCCTGCAATTCCTGACCGCCTTGTATGGCAGATCCCCAACGTATCATGAGATAGTTTGAAAACTTCTTGCGTTCTTCGTCAGTGAGTTCATCATAGAATGATCTGTTTTTACGATCAAACTCGGACATTTCGTTGCCGATGCTTAACTTATCCATCACCAAGCCTTGTTGTAGTCAACGATCTCACAGTTCCTGGAGATGTCCTTGACAAAATACACACAATCAGGTTCTGGATCCTCTGTGAGTGGCACACACAGCATCTGACCATTTTTTAGTTTAGGGCAATACCATGCCACGTCGTGATAGACATCCACGATCTCTATGTCCAGGAAACTGGGGCGGAATGACGTCAGTGGATTGAACTGGAACACTTTGAATCCGCGATCATTGATCGACGTCAACGGCAACATCTCTAGATCGCCCAAGTCGGGCTCACCTATCAGCACTTGCCAGTCTATGGGCATTTTGATCCTGTGGGATCCGATCTGTAGCACCAAGGCCGGTGAGTTGAAACTCTCAAGGAAGATCAGAGGAATATAGTGATAGTCTGGATCTGCGGGATCTGAGTTATCTAATATCGCGAAACGCATGTCATCCACTTCTTCGGGTAGCGCATCCAGATCATAGGCTGTGTTGTCTAGTGTGAGTATCTTCATAGTATCCATTATACGATATAATTTCTGTATCCGCGACCGAGTATGACTCCATAATCTCTCGCGACAAGGACCCCAAATCCTTGCCCCAAAAGATAAGGAACCACGGCGCCACCCTTGCCAATAAACACGCCATTGTATTCATAGGTATCATCAACACATATCACACATCGATCACTCATATGCGGCAATAGATTGACCATTTGAGTGACATGTGCTGTTTGGCAGTTGATGTTGGTCATGATCAAGCCTTGCTGACTATACCAAGCGATTTGATCCTGGATCATTTGTTGCTGTCTATCAGTGCGCCAATCCCAGTCGAAGTTATCCAGATACAGCACCCGTATTTTTGACCCGGAATATTGAGCTGTCCATTGGGTGCCTTCGGCTTGCACAAATTCAGCAAGATGGCTGTGCTCCGGAGCGATAGTTTTGCGCAATCTATGTCTGGCATCTTGATCGAGATCCACAGACACAAATCTCATGTCATGTGTGTGGGCCAGATCTGCGAAATAGGCACTGCTGCCTTCCCATCTATCCGACCCAATCTCTACGATAACCTCACCAGAGAACTTGCCCAATAGGTGTTCTCCCACTTGTTGATACAGTTTACCCAATGGTCATCCACTCCAGTTTCTCGTGCGTGAAAGGATAACGGGCTTCTTTGTAGAACTGTTTGCGCTTGGTCAAGTGCCTTTTGGCGAATCGGCAGGTGGAGGTGATGTCCCAGATTTGGACGAAGTCTTTGTCCTCAGCTTTTCTAATGCCGCGCCCAATTGATTGTATAACTCGGACAAAGCTCTTTCCGGGTTCCACAAGCACCAGATTGAAAATACGAGGAATATTGATACCAACAGCAGCCACGCCATAGGTAGCAACAATAATTTTATCGGTAGCTTCAGCCACTTCGTCATATTCATCCTGTCTGTCCTTTGCTTTGGTGGCGCCTGAAACAAACACAGCACGGTCGCCCAGTCGTTTTACTAGTTCTTGTCCGGCTGTGATACGATCTACCAGCACGAGAGTGTTGCCTGTTTCGTTAACTTGCCGTATCAAACTGGCCATGGTATCCAACCGCCCTGATTCCTCTAAAAGATATTTCAGTTCGCTTTGATAGTTGTTGTATTCCACATGGTCTACTAGTTGCACGATGTTGACATGGCACTGCGCCAGCACTCCTCTATCCTGCAGTTCAGCGGCGGCCAGTCGAGATATCACTGGTCCTAGACTCACATGCAAGGCCTGGAATTCAAAATCTTCTTTGGGTATGGTTCCTGTCAATCCCCAACGGATTGGCACTTGCGCCATCACGCCTGTGAGCAGAGTTTTCAGTGCATCGGCCTTGGCCATGTGCACCTCGTCCACTATCACGCACACTACGCCTTCGATAAATTCACCAATGGTGATTTCTGCTGATTGATTTTTGGTGTTCTTTAACAGCACATTGAGACTCTGCCATGTGCAGATGGTGTGTGTGCGTCCAAACTCTTTGCGGTCTCCGAAGAACACACCCACGTCCAGACCCATGTTGATGTAGTCTTTTTCTGTCTGTGTCACAAGACTTTTGTTAGGAACTATCACTATGCTACGACCATAAGGTGTCACAGCATGGCTCAGGGCGGCAGTCATGATTGTTTTGCCGGCGCCAGTGGCCACTTCTTGCAGGCATTGAGGGTTGGCAAGAAAGTTGTTGACTATGTCAACTTGGTAGTCTCGCATCATGACAGGTTCGCCGGCATTGGGATGTCCTTTGGGCCAAGAGATGTTAGAGAAAGTGTCTTCTTGCACTTGCTCAAACTCAAAGGTGGTGCGATACTCTCTTTGATCGTCCAGTTCTATGTCGTAACCATATTCTTCCAGCACTGGTATGATTTCAGGCAAGAGGTTTACGTAGGTGCTACCACCCAGTTGGAAAAAGGAGACCTTGCCATCCCATCGCCCCAATCTTACCGCTGGTAGGTATCTGGCGTAAGGAACATCATATTTGAACTTGTTGACTAGAGTGCGACGTGCATCCAGTTCTAGCCCTTCTATCTTGACGTTGACTTCATCTCGTATGCTTAGTCGTGCAGTTCTCATTGTGATATTATACACTAATTTTGACGTGTGTCAAAATAATTTGATTAATGTGCATCCATTGCCGTTAGGACCTCGTCAAACAGGCTACGGAAAATACCCAAATGTTTTTGGATTTGCGGTATATCAACTTTCCTATGTTTCATAAGTTTGGAAAATCTATCCACAAACTGTTGCCGCCATTGCGGACTGAATTTAACCTTGTCTAACCCATCAATCAGATCTTGTATCCACTGCGTCTGCTTGGATATCAATCTAAATCTTTGATTGCAATCCTGTAGATACTGTTTCAGTTCGATTTTTTCAGAAACGGTAAGTATGTCCCAAGACCAGCATCCGGGCGATAGATTGTGCAAAGAAATTGGTGTGCGTTCTCGATTGGCCCAGTCCAAAGTGGCATGCAGATTTTGAATATTAAGCACCTGTGTGACCACATGAAAATTGAGTTTGATGTTTGATAGTTGTTTCAGTTTTTGGTAATTGCCGATCAAGGTATCCCAGGTGTAAGGGTAACGCATAAGAGCATAGGTTTCTTCTATAGCATCTATGCTGATTTGCATTTCAATTGCTTTGATCTCTGTAAGCTTTTTCCAAAGTTCATCAGTCAATACGCTGGCATTGGTTACGATCCTGGCTTCGAGATTTTTTTCAATGATCTTGTTGCAAATTTTGACGTTGTTTTTGAATAAGAAAAATTCCCCGCCTATGAAACTGACCTGCTCGAGATCAGGTAGCAGATCTATAGTTTCCAACACTGTGTCTGTGTTGTCTTTTACATCGATTCTTTGCTTTATGAATCCCAATTGGTAACTTTCTTCGGCATGTTTGCTGGACCATTCAGGATCACACATAAAACAGGCCATGTTACACACATTGCCAAAAAAAACATCTAACAATTTGATACCCATCTGGTCACTGGCATAGGGTTTTTTCAACAACTGTTTTCTAGTGCTGTCTAGACCAATTTGTTCAGATTTCCAACATCTATGACAACCAGGATGTGGTTGCAATCCTTGCAACAAGTTATTTCTGTGCCAGGACATTTCCTGCCCTTGAAGATATTCGTCAAGACTGGATATAGGACCCTGTGGATCATACACACATCCCGGTTTGAAAATCACTCCATACTGATCATATTTGCCAGGTATTGAGGCACTATAAGATTCTATTCGTAAAGTAGTAAATGGTGCCGTGCAAAATATTTTGTTGTCTTTGCCCATGTGAATACTTAGCGAGGTCAAAAAAAGAGGCACCTTTTTAAAGGGTGCCTCTGTGAAACGGATCGCCTAGGAGCTAGACTATTTGATGGCGATCCGGGTAAACTTATTCGTGTCGCATGCAGGTATTCTCTGCTAGGGCTTTCCAGTTAGAACTGACTTTGGTCAAGTCTGCCAATTTCAGCGCCATGCGCAGACTGATCTCGCGCATGCGGGCATGGTTGTCCTGCATGAATTGGACAATCTCATCGCCCTGTTCGGGTGAGAAATCATAGTCCTGGAACAAGTCACCTTTGCGGAAGATCTGCTTGATGCGCAGGATCTTGTCGCGGGTGGTGTTCAGCGTAAGGTCCAGGAAGTGACAGCGACTCTGCAAAGCCTCAAGATGATCTTGCAGTTTCTTGCTCTTGAGATGATCAAACTTTAGATTGGTGATGAAAATCACCGAACCCTTGAAGTCGAACTGGTCAGGAACACCTTCACGGCGCAACATCGAAGAGTCTGAATTCCAATGGATACGACGTTTTTTGCCCGAGTCCAGAGCGGCTTTCAAGATGTTCAGCGCGATGTCATCTAGCAGAATGGAGTCGCAGTCGTCAAACACCAAGACGTTTTTAGGGTCCGAATGTTTATACAAGGTGCAATACAATCCTATAGGAGTCATGGCACCTTTGATCACTTCATACTTGATCTTGCGACCGCTGATGTTATCAAACAAGCCGGCCTTTTCCAGTTGATACTCTACCCCGTAGGATTTGCCCACTCCAGGAGGGCCTGTGACAATCATGGCACGGATGTCGCCAGCGATGGCGGCCTTGGTCATGTCGTCTAGGATCCCGAACCGTTGCTCAATACGATCCATGATTTCTTCGTCAGTTTCTTCAGGTTTTTCGGTCTTTTTAAATTCTACTACCTTGTTAGATTGCGACACAATACCTCCGGTGATTTCGATGTCTTCGATAGAGTCTAGTTTAACACGGATCTCGTCAGGAAAGCCAGGAAAATTATCGCCGTTTTGCACGGTTACGAAATTGCCTTTTGCCGAACTGGAGAAATCTTTCACTAGGGTGAAGTTGGTGTTCACGATGGGTTGATTGCGATACACACCGCGCTTGATGAGGACTTGCGTCATTGTCTAGGCTCCTTTTTTGTTACTATACCCATATTATAGCAAAATGGCTAATTCTGGTCAACCTGGGCAAAAATCCCCCATTTTATGGGTGTTGTTTTTTTGCCACAGATCTATTCTGCTAAAATTTACTATAATTGTATTTTACGGAAAAAGGATTTTGTGGTCAACCACAAAAAAACCCTGCCGAAGGCAGGGTTGTTTTACCATTTGAAACTATATCAGGTGGGTGATACATTACCTGGATTTGTTACATCAATAGTGAACGTGATGGTCTCTCCTGCGCTGATTTCAAAAAACCAACCGCTCCAGATGGGGCTCTGGGGCGTGCCGCCTGGCATTGGATCCACTGGTGTGGCTGGCCATTCAGGTGCTTGTCCGTTGATTAGGATGTCGTTGTTTCTCATATCAAAGCCACAGGTAGATGGATCAGTTGAACGGACTACTTGCCCCACAGTGATTACACCGGATGTGACAGATACTGACACAGGGGCAGTAACAACAGCGTTGCCTGTCACTGGAATATCTGTAGAAAACAATGTAATTTCTGTGTCTAGCGGTTGTCCAACTCCTACTTGTCCGCTAAAAACTTCATTGCCATCGATTAAAATTGTTGTTGCCGAGGGTGTTGCAAAAACACGTCCGCGGAATAATACGCTTGCCATAATTTTTCCTTTTGAATATCTAAATACGACATTAGGCTGGCTATCGCTTGGCTTAGCGCACCCGGATCTTTATCGTGCGATACAGCCGTATCCGAACCGCACATAGTATTTAGCACCAGTGCTGTTCAATCACAGCATCTTTCACTTCGTGTGGTTTGGGACTGCCATGGAAAATCAACACACTGGTAGAATCTGGTATGTGTGTTCCAGTGCCGGGGGCTAGATATTTACGGGTGCGAAAATCAAATCCTCCATCTTTGAGTTGCCAGCGCCAACTTTGCACCCTGGTTTTTTCAAAGTAATTTTCTCGGCCAGGACCCAGTATCTCATGTAGATAGTCCTGATCACCGTGCCATGCCGTGCGTTTGTGTGCTATTTGCCCAGGATCAAAATGCTGATAAATGTGCGCGAACTTCGCAGGATCAAACCACATCATGCTGGAGTTCATGGCTATTTTACTGGGCCGGAACAGATATTTGAAGTCTTGCACAGCCCAGAATCTATCCGTGGGCAATCGCCACACCCAATCAAGATTGCCTACGATCACTGTGTCCAGATCCAAATACAGCATGGGTCCTCTATGATGCCGTGGGTTGAATAACTGTATCTTGTACCACCACGATCGTTTGGGGCCGCGCACACCAGGCCATTCTTCCAAGGCATGATGTATCATGTGACCAGGCACTACTCTGTTGCTTTCGGTATAAACATGCATTCTCACCGGCAGAGAAAGATTGCGACAAAGAGCATTGTAGAGTTTGTCCACATAGTCCCATGGATACAAGGTGTCGTGTATCAAGCAGGCGCAATCAATATGCTCCAATGTCGCTGTTTCTACGACAGCGCGGTTTTTATTCTTTTTAACCATGAACCTTGTCTTATTTCATCAACTGTGTATTCTGTGTGGCATATCTCAACTAACCATCGATCTCTGTCGTGATCTACCAACGTGTCTAGATCCTCGTATTTGGTACGAATAGGAGCAGCCAAACTGCTGGGATCCACGATGACTTGGCAACCAGACAGGGCGGCCTGTATGCCCGAGCCACTGTTATAATTTATCAAGGCCCTGCAGTCATAATTGATATCAAAATCATCGTAGGTATTTTTTATAGGGCGAGGCATTTCTATGGTCACATCTCGAGGCAAAAGACCTGGATCCAATGCACTCCTGGGATGTGGTCTCACGACTATGGGCAAGTCTGTGTGTGAACGAGCCAAGGCGATTTGTTGATTGATCCAGTGTTCCATGCTGGGCAATGATTCTACCTGGAAACTCTGTTTGTGTTGCGCGGCTATGATCAATCGTGGTTGGCCCAAGCGCACTGGATATAGTTTAACTCCCAATTTGGCAGGGCGATCCCAATCAAGATCCGTGGTGTGTCCATAGTATCCCTGTGCGGTGATGTTGTCCACAGCGATCTTCCATGTGTGCCCACGTTTCAGTGCGCCCACATCTATCACTATCACCGGTCGGCCGAGATTTTTATAATGCTGATACACTGAACGATTGGGTTGCATGCGACCGTGCCACAACACCGACCAGATCACCGCTACATCCGCATCTAGAGAATTTTCTCTACGTTGCCATCCCTGTTGAGAACATCGATCCAAAAAGGCTCCCAACACTTCTTTGCTGTTGAGAGCGCACTGAGATGGAAAATAGGCGATGGTCTTGATCACTAAATATCCTGCGATGAAATACACAGTAATTACCACGTTCCATGCCCCGGGTCTCAAACAATATGGCCAGCGCATGATCGACGCTTTTGATCGCCATTGGCCCGGAGATGTGGAACTGATAGTATATGCAGAAAATTGCCAGCCCAGATCGCCCAGCGATCGTGTGAAGATCCTGGATCTGTTGGCACAGTCACCAGATTTGGTAAATTTCAAAAATCGCTGGGGCAACGATCCCATGGCCAATGGGTTGGTGGCCAAAGACACCGGAGTACCGTTCAAAGACAATGCTTTCAAGTGGGATGCAGTGAGATTCAGCCACAAGGTCTTTGCTGTGATCCATGCTTGCCGCACTCTAGACAGCGACTGGGTGATATGGTTAGATGCAGACACAGTGACTTTCCAGGACGTTCCGGAAAATTTCTTGAGCACCATATGCGAAGATTCAGCAATGGCCTGTTATCTGGGACGCAGGGAAAAATATCACAGCGAATGCGGATGGGTGGCCTATAATCGGCGCCATCCCGATTTGCTCAGTTTCATGGACCGTTGGCATGATCTTTATGTCACAGGAGATCTTTTCCGCCTGCGCGAATATCATGACAGTTTTGTATTTGACGTGATCCGCAAAGACTTCCAGACGCAACGACAGACCTCTTTCCACAATCTCAGTCCCGAACTGCCGGGCAAAGGCCCAGGGCATCCTTTTATCGCCAGTCGCTTGGGCCTATACATGGATCACATGAAAGGCTCTAAACGCAAGGCCTTGGGACATAGCCTACCCGATGATTATGATCGCAATCAAGGATTGAACAGCAGTGTGGGGTATTGGCAAGGAATCTTTGGCAGGCGCTGACGCATGAATCGCCAGGCTTCACCGCTGGAGATCTCTTCCGAGCTCCAATGGCATTGTGCTAGTTTAGTATAAAACTCTTGTCGATCACCACGGCGTGGTGATTCGATCTCTGCTATGTTGTTGCTGGCCCAGGGCCAGGCTTGGCTTTTGGCAGGTCGAGGATCTGTGACAAATGCAGGAACTCCCCACAGTATGCTGGCCACACCTGGACTGGAATTGTAGGTCACTGTGGCCCAGGTTTGATTGAGATCTTCTCTGATGTCTTGTTGTGTGCTCCAGGCAACCTGGGCCACAGATGGTAGTTGTATGGTAGGCACTATGGCTAGATTTCCTGGGTGAGGTCTGATCACAATGGGTCGATCAGTGTGCTGGCGTATCTGAGGCAACAAGGTATCCAACCACTGTTGCACCGGAACGTCGCCCATGCTCCAACCGCCATTGCGTTGCAGTGCGACCAAGATATTGCGACCGTTGTTGCTCCATCCGCGCTCGGCGAAACCATAATGGGCTTTGATTCGTTGCCAGCGTTGTAGATCCGGGTCGCGATCAAAATAATAACCAGTGTCAGGAAACACGTCGTCTAGGCTATAACGCAGATAACGATTGAAATCTGCAGGTTCCAAGAAACCAAACAGATTGCTGTCCATGGCCAAAGTATGTCCATTGCTTCGCCGTTGTTGTTTGATCACCCGACGGCGCACTTCGAGGTGTGCGCCGGTTTTCATTCCTATCCAGCCTTGGAGCACTGCCACATCACATTCTACAGGTTCGTCTTGGGTCACTAGATATACTTCATCTCCGGCCAACTTGGCACCATGGGCAAATCTAGTCAAGATATCGCGCTTGAATTCGTTTTTAGATTTCCTAGGAACACCAGAGAGGTATACAGCTATTTTCATTCTTGTCCGTTTATCACGGCCCAGGCATAGCCTGAGCGCATCTCTTCCACTGTGAACTGATGGTAGGCTAGACAGCGCAAAAGGGCATAGACCTGATCAGTGTCCGGCATGAACGGTGTTTCTATAGTGGATAGATCTTTGTTGGACAATGGCTGTGCGGCATTGGGCCCCATGGTAAACACTGGTTTGCCATAGATCAAACTTTCCACCGCGGCGATAGAATTGAAAGTGACCACACAATGCACATCTCGGTTGAGTGCATCCTGCATGGTATCCACGCTGGCTCTCACACTGCGAGGCTGTTTGAGACGCACTTCAATCTCTCGATCAGTGTATTCTTTGATCGTGGTTATGGTCTTTTCCATCCAGCAATCTAGATCCAGATTCCAATATTTCATAGCTTTCTCGCTGGGCGGACAGATCAAGATCTTACTGCCTGGTGTGTGACGATAGGGTCGGACTCTGGTGCGGTCTAATCTATCACTAGGCCGATCTTGGATGGGACCTAACCATTGCATGGCATTCTTGGTCACTCTGTGATAGTCTTTGAGTTTTCCGTTACCAAAATATCCTGTGTCGATATAGTAGTAGTCTCGGCCCTGTTGTTCGCATCGTTGCATTATTTTTTTCTTGGTGATACTGCGCAGAGCGATAGGGTTGTCGCTGTGCTCCACATCTACCCAGGGACTGATGCGTCCCATGGCACCGGTGACAAAACTATGCACTATGCCATCATACTTGATACCTTTTTCTTTGGCCTTGCGGCTGACGTCTTCCATTTCACTTATTCCTATTAATTGCTTTTGTTCTGGATCACAGGCATATCTCTGGATACGCTGGCACACATCATCATAACCGTGTTGGTTGTAACCGTAGAGATTTTTGCTGTCTTGGATAGACCAGACCACATCCTTGAGTAACTGCCGTAGTTCCTGGGGGTAATCAAGATTATCGATCTCTTTGGTGCTGTGATCCACTTGTTTGGCACGCAGATCACATTGATATTCTTTCCATACATCGCTGTAAGCACAATGGCTGTAGTTGTCAAACCAGGGGCCGCCTTCGGTGTAATGCAGAGCTTTGGGTGTGCCATCCCATGGCTGATGATACCATCCTACCAACCAGTTCCACTCGGGTCTGAGTTCGCCAATTTCTTCTTCTTTGAGCCAAGAGAATCTGTGTAGTTCCTGTCCGGTGGCATTGTTGATATGATAGGGCGTGAGCCATTCGTTTGATTTATGTCCGCAGTTGAACAATATCATGCTGGACCAATTCTTGCGAGGGTAATACTCTTGTCGCTGGCCATCCATCTTGACAGTGTTTTGTGGGCGATAGTCATGTTTGACCAACATCACGGCATATCGTGGGTCAGCCTGTGCTATGAGTTCTTGTATGTCTCCCAACCAGAGGAAATCACAGTCACAAAATATAGCCCAGCCTTTATAGTCATTGAGACGCGGAACTAAAAATCTCGTGAAGGTGAATTCCGTGCTGGCCTGCACGTCTCTGGGTCTGGTGTAAAGCAGATTCTCTCTCAGATCATCTTGTTTGAGCATATGGATCGTCACAGGCTCGGATGCGTTTTGCTGTATGCTGTATTCGCACACATCGGCGGCTATGGGTTCTCGGCTGTCCCAGCCTATGTAAACATTGGTAGTCATAACTGTCTTTCTATGTCCTCTTCTTCACAACGATCACCATACTGTATCTCCACTATCTTGAGCGGGTTAGGATCTTCGTTGACCAACTGATGCCATTCATGTGTGCTGATATGTAGATACTGATGACGCTGATAACGGCCCTGTAGTTCAGTGTCCGTGGTAGTTGAATCCACTGTGTAGACCGTGGCTTCGCCCGATGCTACCAACCAGAATTCTGCGCGATCTTGATGACGTTGCATGCTGAGAGCGGCTCCTGGCTCTACTGTGAGTTCTTTGACTTTCACTCCCGGTGTTTCATG